ATGAAACTCAACAAATCTACTGTTGATGCTATTCCATTAACTGAAAAAGGTCAAAAAATATATAGAGATGCAGAACTGATCGGTTTTGCTGTTCGGGTAACTAATAAAAGTAAAACCTATATTGTTGAAAGGAGGCATGAAGGTGAACTCTATCGAGTGACAATTGGTAAAACCACCGATATTCCTGCAACAAATGCTCGAGCAAAAGCTCAGATGATTCTGGCGAAAATTTCAAACAATGAATATGAAAAGCCTATCAAATTAAAGAATGTTGCTACTCCTTTAGATATTACAGTGAATGAAGCTCTTCAAATTTATATTGATAGAAATGACTTTAGGCCGAAAACAATTAGGCAATACCATAAATACTTTGATTTATATTTAGGGTGGGGCAACAAAAAGCTTTTCCAGATATCTAAGCAAGAAGTATTGGATCGATTTATTGAGGTATCAGAAGTAAGTGAGTCGTCAGCAAATGGTGCTGTATCTCTTTTAGGTACTTTATGGAAGTATATTCATGTTCTTTATTCAACAGATGAGAACCCGATCCTTAAAAGTAATCCAGTTGACATTATTTCCGTAACAAGAGGTTGGAATAAAATAGCAAGTAGGGATAGACATCTCCATAAAGACATCATTCACAAATATTACAATGCGGTGCTTCATTATGAAGATGAGTTGAATCTGGAAAATACTGCTAGGTCAAACACGCATCGGGATATCGTATTGATGTGCATGTATACGGGATGCCGTAAACAGGAGGCATGTTGTCTAAAGTGGGCTGATGTAGATATTAAAAATGGTACCTTAACTTTTAGAGATACCAAAAATGGTTCAGATCATACTTTTCCTATTGGTGATCATCTACACAGTATTTTGCGTGAACGTTGGTTATTAAGAGAAAACGATTGGGTTTTCCCAGCTACTAAGATGCCTACTTCGTGGAATATGCATGCAACTAAGGTAGATACATTATTGAATAGAGTGGGTAAGGAAGTTGACTATTACGTTTCAATGCATGATTTCCGTCGTACATTTGCCACTATATGCAACCTTTTAAGATTTAATATTTATGTGACAAAAAGACTTCTTAATCACACGGCTAAACCAAGAATTGATGTGACAGGTGGTTATGTTCAAATTCCAGATGAGGAATTAAGAGCTTCGATGAATATGATTGAGGCGGTTTATCAAGGAAAGATTGATTGCTTCAACTACCAATCTGTTTGGACAGAAAGATTAAAAGAAATAAAGGCGGTTTAACCGCCTTAAACTGTTGCAAGCTGTGCTGTATTAAGCACAGTCTTGCTTTGCTCATACTTCAAAACGTCTTTCTTTTTATATGAAACACGTCTCCCAATTTTCGAGAAAGGCAGTGATGATTGATCACAACGCATTCTAGCTAATGTCCAAGGCGAGCAATCTAAATAAAGTGCTACAACCTCTTGAGGAAACTTCTGTTCTTCATTAGCCATTATGAAGCGATCCAAATATTCTTGTTGCTCTGCATCAGATAGATTTCTCAGATCTTTTAACATTTACTCCTCCTTACTTTCCGCTTTAACTTCTCGATCAAGACGCTCAATCTCCGCAATTAATAAAGCGGCTGCACGAACCAAATCTTGTCTTGGGCTTTTTGGTTTCCAGAAAGTATCAGCAAAAGGCCACCATCCTGCAGCATCCTCATCCATATACACTTCGGGGCCGAAATCTTTGCTGTTATAAACCCAACCTCTACTTACTACATGATCAACGTAACAAGATGCAGCTCGTGGCAATTCATTTGCTTCATAGAGATTATCAAATTCAGGTAAATACCCTTCTTTTATAATTTGGCGTTCTCTTTCATTAAGAACATCTTTGACAGCTTGACTGCTATATAATTCACTCATCCCTCAGCTCCCGATTCGCTTGCCACTTCAACCATCAAAGAATAAATAGGCGTGTAATGATCACGAGTCCCATCGCCCCAATGGAATCCACTATTTTCTAAACAGCTAACAACGCTGTCTGGAATCTCTTTCGGCACAACTACATAACCCTCTGGCACCGCCTGAGCTTTGGCTTTTTCTAGCTCTGCATCACGATGCTTTGCACATCTAAGCCAAGCATCCCAACGGCTATTCATGTTGCTTATTTCTTTCTGAGCAATTTCAGAAGGATTGTTTGATCTAGTCATAAACAGTTCATGCTCATGACTAAAAATAATGTCTCTTCTTCCTTTGTAATATTGGAAGGTATTCAGAAAAGCCTCTCTTTCCTTATTCAAATCAAACATCATTAGGCCCTCAAATATTCTTCTTTAGTCCACTCAACAAACTCTTTATAAAGCTGCTGCGCGGGTTTATTTAACCGGTTGTGATAGTCGATCGTTATGCGGCGCCAAGCGACTGGTACCGCATAATGTTTGGTTAGAAACATTGCTTGATCCATGCCTTGCCGGACTATTACGTAGCCCAGCAATTGCAAGTAGTACATAAAACCAAGCATGTGTTTTTGGCTCACTTTCTTGTACTGATCTTTCATGTTAGAAACCGTCCACTAATAAATAATCAGGGGGAGATTCTTGTTGAGTAGGTGTAGGATTCTCTAATTCATAGCGGCGTTTTCTCACATACCCCATTAGCTTCGGTTGAATCTGCGGATCTCGTGCAGCCACGTCTATTTCCAAAGCATCTAGCGTTGTAAGGTCTGGTGCAGTTTGGATTTGAACCATTAAAGAGGGTGGCTCATTAGCAGATGCCTTTTCTTTTTCTAGCTCTTCAAGACGTTTGTGAGTGGCGAGAAGGATAGGCTTCATTTGTTCGTCATCCCATGTGCGGGTATAACGATAAACCGCATTTACTTCTGCAGGTGTTTTTGACTCTTTTACACGCTGTAGAAGAGCATCTAATGCCTTCTGATATTCAGGATCTACTTTAGGCTCGTTAGTTTCTGGAACTAACAGATCCTCAGATGTGGTGACATTTGTTTGTTCGGTAATAACAATTGTTGGTTGAGTTTCTGCAGAAATAACGTCGCTAGGCTTTTCTGCTTTTGATTTTTTGCCTCGCTGTTTTTTGGGCTCTTCACCAAGGCGAACAACGCTAAGATCATTATTAATTTCAAAACCGAGTGCTTTTGAAAATGCTTTTAATTGAAGCTTGGCATTTTCTGCATCACGTTGAACAAATCCTCTTTTAATAGCTTCAATGAGTGCAGCAGTTTCAAATCCTATGATATAAATTGAAGGGAGATATGTATTGATAACAAAAACATCCTGACCCGCTTTATACTCATCAATAGTTAATGGCTTTGTGAATGTAATGCCAGCCAGTTCAATAGTTTCGATTTTGATGCAGAATTCAAAACCCGGTTTGCCAAAAACAGAAGCGGGGAATTGATCTAAGTCAGAAAAGTCCAACATGTCTCCAATAGGACGACAAAGAACAGTTTTACCTTTTTGAAGAGCTACAAATGCTTCAGCTGCAGTGATTAGATTATTCATGCTGTCATCCCCGTTTTAGCTAATGTTTCAATGTCTTGTTTAACTGCCTTAAGTTTTGCTGCTTCAATTTGAATAAGGGCATCGATACCTAAGTGCTCACATACTGTTTTTACGTCTAGGCCACGTTCAGCAATAAAGTTTTGAAGTTCGTCTCTTTGTTGATCTGAGATACCGTTAAATTCTGGTGGACTAATCCAAGTGCCACGTTGTTTATCAAACGTGCAATTCAATGCTTTAGCTCTCATTAACATTGCTTGTCGCATGTTCTGGTAATACATGTGTTCTTTATCAAGCGACTCAGTTAATTGATTAAGGTCACCTGCATGCTCAGCTTCTTCACAGCTTTGTTTCCAGTTTTCTAGCTCTTCTTGGGCTTTAGCTGCTGCAAGTTGTGCAGGCGTTAAGGTGTTAATGTGGTCTTTAGCTTGAGTAATCAGGTCAGCCAAGAAAGTGGGATGTGCTTTAAGATCTGGTACCCACACTTCACCAGTTTCACCACCTAAAGCACCTGAGTTTTTCGCATGATGTGTAGGTGAGGGTTTGAAATTAATAACGCGGGCATTTTTACCTTCACCAGTAGTAACAGTTGTTAGATAACCCATGACATCTGCGATACGGTAAAGCTCGTTACGGTTTTTACCACCTAGATCTGGGCGGTAAATAATTTGATCACCGTTTTGATCTTCTGATGCGTGTGCAATGAAAACAACATCTTTACCTAAACTGATCAAGGTATTGATGTATTGCTTGAACGTTTGGTTCGCTAAACCTTGAGCCTTTAACTTTAAAGAGCCATCTTTTTGACGGTTATTTGCCGTAAGTAACAGATGGGTTTTAATGCATTCAAGCATTGCACCCACGGTATCAATGACTACGGTTTTATATGGTGCTAAGTCCTGCGGAGTAAGGTTAGCTACATCACTCCATTGTTGTACCTGTACGACTGCACCACGACGTAATTCACCAGTACGGTGAGCACCACGGTCAAAGTCAAAAGAAATTGCTTTTTCCGCAGTAAAGCCCATCGATGATTTACCTAAACCCGGATCCGCGTATAGGTACACAATAATTGCTTGAACCAATAAAGTTTGGTCAGCAGTAATAATCGGTAGAGCCATTTTCTTATCCTCATCTAGAGCCGGTGAAGCCGCGTTTTTGCTTATATGCTTTGCGGTCATAAGTAGGAATGTTTGTTTCACGCAGTTTTATTGCGAGCTGCTTTCTGCGTTGAAAGTCGATTTCTTGTGTGAGTTCATTCCAAACTTTTGGATAGTCGGTTTGAAACTTATACACATTTAAAGGCGTCTTAAATCCGTCTTTAACTTTGTAAAGAACTGAGCCATTAGCATTAGATGCGTACACTTGCCAGCCAATACGAACAGAGTAGAGGCCCTTATCATCACGGCCTAAAAATGACTTGTAGCCGTCGGGGTGCTTTTTGAAATGAGTCATCTTTAAGCCTCCAACAACTTGTTACGTTCGATGAAGCCTTTTAGAAGGCCATTGATGTTTCGGATGTCTTCAAATTCGGTGAAATCGTTATATGACTTACCATTAACATCAGTAATTTCATTTACTGTGAGTTGAGTAATTTCAACAGCAGTGAATTCAGAACCCGGAACGCCGTAACTGTCTGGATGAGCTTCAAAATCAAAGCTAACGTTTAAACGGAAACTATCTAATTTGATTACGGCAACGCCAGAATGTTTACCTGTGATTTTGGCAGTTAAGACACCGTAAGTACTTGGTTGAGTCTTAGGGGTAAATAGAGAAGGGGCTTCTTTTGCTTGGAAAGCTGGCTGCAATTGGCAAGCAACTAAAGAACCACCAGAAATTGCAAGTGCAGCCATGCTGACAAATGCAAATGAGTTGAAAGGAGAAGCTTTTACGTTCATAATTGATCTCGCAGTTTTGCAAAAGCACATCGGACCTGGGGAGGGCGGTGTGCTTTTTTGATGTCTACGAGATAAATATAAGAAAACTTAGTTTTATTGTCAATAAGAAATCTTATTTTAATTTAAGAAAGCTTACTTTTATGCTTTAATAGACAAAAGAAAACCCACACGGGGTGGGTTCGAAGGGGGGGATTAGTTGTAATTTTGAGGAAGTTCCCATAATGCTTCTGTCTTTAGACGCAATTTTTTTTGATTTTCCTTGAGACTATTCTCAATTTCCTTTATTAGTTTATGTTGTTTTACTATTTGATCTTTAACCTCTTCAGGAGGATTCGGGATCTCAATATTCAAAAACATTTCATCAGGAATACTGCGTCGTCTCTCTACACTGCCTTGCATTTTACTTTTGTATATTTTTCTTAGAGAATTAGATCTCAAAATCAAATCCAAATATTCTACATTAACTTCTCGTTTTAATCTAAAGATTTTGTATGCTGGGCTTACGGCAGCAGCATCGTAATATTTTTGAAATCCTAGAACACCTTCATCTATAGGGAACCCCATTACAAGTTCATTTTTAAAAACCTTTTTATACCCAGAAATATCAGAACTTGCGACTCGTTTTTTAAATTTCTCATGCTGATCAATTAAGCCATGTTCCATAGTGATACTCATAATAGGTATATTTGTATCCTCTCCCACTTTGACTTTGCCAGACAAGGATAGGAGTTCTTTTAGTTTTATAGTTGGGAATTTTGATTTTATATGTGAATTACTATAGTGAGCATAATTATAAATATAATCATTGCTTCTGATTAATTCTGGATTAACTTTTAAGAAACCTAATTCATTATAATATTTATCAAAGTCGCTCTTATTTAAATCAGCAAAATCTAAATTTTTTAAATCATTTTCGTCAATTTTTCTACGGAAAGAATCTAAACTTAGGCCATCATTTGTCACATTGTAGTAAAAAACGTCAGAATTTGTTCTACCATTATGACAGTTGGTAAAGTAGAGTATATTGGTTTTAACTTTTGCATATGGCAGAAAAACTTCTTTTGGAAGTGAAACTACTGCTTTTAGTTGGGCGTTTTCAAATAAATACTTCCTTACTGGAGCTAAAGCGGCTTTAAAAAGAAAGCCTTCAGGTACTACTAATGCCATTCGCCCTCCTTTTTTTGTTGCTTTAAAGCAATGTAGAACACATACTCCATCACCATCGTTTTTAGCTAACTTATTCTCATATAAGTGAGAATAAGAAGTTTTTTGAGAAAATGGCATGTTGGTTATAACCACATCATATTCAGATTCAATAGGGTTTTGAAGTGTGTCTATCTGGCAAATTCCACTATGCCCATCCCCATGCAGAATCATATTCATTTTTGCGAGTTTTGCATTTGAGGTAATTTCTCTTCCAAAAATAGTATTATGTTTAAGCTTGATTTCTTCACTACTATTGTTTGCAATTAAAGTGTTATCTTTTATATGATCAAATGCCTCTGTTAAAAAACCACCTGTCCCACAAAAAGGGTCATAGATCTTTTCACCATATTTAGGGTTGACTAAGTTAACAATGGTTTTAGTTATGTGACGTGGAGTAAAATATTCTCCTAAGTCATTATTAGTTGCTGTAGCTTGCTGTAAGAAATACTCAAAAGCATCTCCTTTAATATCGGTATCTATTGATGAGAGTTTTAACTTATCCAACTCTTTGATCATCTCTTTAACAGCAACAGGGTTGGTTAGCTGTAAATTTGTAAAAACAGAAGCACCATATTGTCTATCAATATCTTGTAGTATGTTATTAGTTGTATTAATTAGCAAATCATTATCGAGACTTTTGAGAGAATTCCAAATACCTGTATTAGCATTCTCTGTATACAATTTTAAAAAAAGAATGTTTGCAAATTCTGAAAGCCTTTCTATACCAGCTCTTAAACCTTCACCTCTTAGTGAGTTATTTAACTTCTTGAAAACATTAATTAACTCTTTGCGAGAGACTAAAATTTCTTTAGGTGTAATATAAATACCATTTGTTTCCTGCAATATGAACTCTTTAGCTTCATTTACTCTTATTAATTCATTAACCTCATTTTCATCAATAAATAATGGTTTTTGGGTATACAAATGCCGTGTTTCGCAGAAACCATTATTCATTGCAAATATCAAAGGTGCATCAAGCATTTCAGCATATTCGGTTGCCTGATCCAGTGCTTTTGTTAAGCTTTTTCCACCTGATTTCGTTTCAATTACACCGATTGGCCGCTTATTTTGTGAATCGAAAAGAACATAATCGGGTCTTTTTTTACTTTTCTTGAGAAACTCATTATTAACAATTCTTAAGATATCTGATTCAAAAAAGACATTTTTGTTTGGATCTTGAATGTCCAAGATCCAGCCCTTGTTAATCAAATTATTGTTAACAATAAAACGTGTATCTTGCTCAATATTAGACATATTGCATAATCCCAATATCTACTATAAAAACTATTGGCAATCTACACATTACACACTAAAACATCAATAAATATTACTATCTAATAAGTGATATACCCCACATTTAAAAGACTGTGTCGGGTTCACAGTTTATTAATCTTTGGTGTTATTAATTTTCTGACCTAGCTTTCCTTCTTTTACCAACTGCACGACCTGCTCATTAGTAAGCACAGGAATAAAGACTTTGTCGCCAATATCTTTAGAAAGAATCTTTACTTCTTCAGCGGTTAGCACCAAAGCTTCACCATGTTTAGCAGCATCATTGATGCGAGCAATAATCTGATTGATTGGTAGTTTAGAGTTGTCCATAAGTCTTCCTGTGATTAATGCGAATAAGGATGTTCTTGTCTGTGCTGACTTGGCGGCACGATATCTGTAATAGCGGTAATACTTTCAACTTCGTCCATTTCAAAGAAAAATCGCTCACCACCATTCACAGAAAGCAAACTTAAAACCCCACCATTGATGCCGACAAATTCTTTAATTGTGCATCTTCCATCCTTCAAGCACACCTGAACAAACTCATTCGGCACAAGATCTGCATCAGGGTCGCATACAACATACCAGCCATTACGAATTGCTGGAAACATTGAGTCGCCAGTGCCTTTAATGCCATAGGCTCTTGGTCCTGCTGAGTGAGTTGGAACATACCCATCTCCAGCATTGCCTTCATAACCCATATCTGTGAAATAGCCATCCATGCCCATCTTGGAGTAAGCCTTAACAGGAACATATCTTTTTTGGGTGGGGAATGATTTAACAGGTGTTTCAAGAAATTTAACAGCATCTTCGCTATCGGGAATATTGTATTTTTTCTTAAAAGCTTCGATATCCAGAACTTTCAATTGTGTAACAGTGCTATCCAACTTAGGGCCGCTTTCATCTCCATTAGTTATATATGAAGTCGACACTCCGAAATAAGCGGCCATTTTGCTTAATGGGTCTGCTTTAGGAGCATAAGCATCTTTCTCCCAACCAGTGACATTGGGCGCACTAACTCCGGCGATTTTTGCCAACTCGCCTTGGGTTAATTTCTTTTCTCTTCGTAAGGCGCGAATACGCTGACCCATAGTTTCTAGATTCTTCATATAAGTTATCTTACATCTTGCAAAAATAAGTTATCTTTGTTTTAATACTAAGAAATCTTATTTTTGAGGTTGCACAAATGACCAAACAGGAAGCTTATGAGTTGCTTGGTGTCAATGGTGTTGGCTTAGCAAAGTTATTAGGAATTGAGCCACCTGCTGTTTACCAGTGGCCAAATGAAAAGATTCCTTTAGCTCGCGAATACCAAATCAGAGATTTGGCAAATGGCAAAGAACCAATCAAACGAACTACTTCAAATGCTTAGGACCTAACCATGAGCAAATTATCAGTTGATATATCTGCAAGCGCCAGAAATGGTGTATCCCGCATATTGCATGGTCTTGATATAAGCAATCAAAAAGAGATTGCTGAACAATTAAAAGTTGATCCAAGCACCATTACTCGGCTTAAAACAGATAAGAAAAACAATGGTTTGAATGAAATTGAAATGTTTTGCGAGCTATTGAGCTTGCTTGGTTTAAAAGTCGTTCCTAAAGATTATCAGAGTATTGATAAGGAACGTGTTGCTGCACTTTTAGTCATGTCTAAAAGTTGGATGAACCGTATAGAAACGGTGGATGACTTATTTCATGACGAAATCAGTGGTCAAAAAGAAAAGCTTGGATATTAAAAAACCACTACCTGCTGTAACAGGAGTGGTTAGGCATTCAATTGAGGTGGATCAAATGAACACAAACAATTTATCAGAACAACCAATCGAACTCAACTCACCTGATTTTTTAATAGGTGACGTTGTAGTGCTTACTAAAGAGTGCCGTACTTTCAAATCAAATGATTTGTTTGAAGTTAAAAACAAAACTTTGACTAGTTTATGGACCATCAAATCAGAGAATCATTTGATTCTAGTTTCTTCAAAAGAAATCCGCACAGCAACAGTTGCTGAACTTAACGCCAAACGCCGACTAACAAGCGCTGAGCAAGCATTAGCGGAGGTGTCATGAACAGCTTTACACAGCAAATCAAAGATTCTCGCCAGCAAAGTGAAATCCAATCTTTCTATGAGCCTGCATTGCGAGTACTTGGGCACCTATTTGAGGTGAAAAAGCAAAATTTACGTAACAAAGGTTATGACGAAAATAATGCAGCGGTAACAAAGATTGAATTTTCAGAGGCTATGGCTCGTCAATTTCGCATAACGCAGTGGTTAGCACAGCAGATTGTAACCAGCTTAACCAAGGCGTGTTTGGTTGATTCTTTTGGAGGCTATGTTAAGCCAAAGGGTGGTGAAAAGTGAGATATGCAGCAAGAAGAAAACAGGATATTTCCGTTTCCACCACACCGCTAGAGGTGGTAATTCCACTGGAACAACCAGTAAAGATCTATTCGGCTAAAGAATTAGCAGCTATGCCACTTTCAGTTATGAATGCCGCAATTGAGGCTCAGGAAAGATTTTATCAACTTGAAGAATTAACCCATATGGGGGGGGCAGGCTATAGCAGTTCGCCGTCTCATGGAAGATGGGCAAAAACTAATTCAGGTGAAAGAAAAGTCTCGTACTCGCTACAAAACCAACGACGAATTTATTCCTCCAAGAATTATTCGTCAGTTGGAAATGCGCGGATTAGTGAAGCTTGGAAGGGGTAAGTAATGATTATTATCACCCCTTCAAAGCCCCTTCGAACCCCCTTCAAAGGAGATAAATAACCATGCGTGACTATGGGAAAGTCTCACCACATTTCTGGACGGGAACTACGGGAAAAAAACTTCGTCAAACACCTGAAGGCTTAATTGTCGCTATGTATTTAATGACAAGCCCTCACGCGAACATGCTTGGCTTGTATTACATACCCCTTCTATATATTGCTCATGAAACTGGCTTGGGCTTTGAAGGGGCTTCTAAGGGGCTTCAAAGAGCCTGTGAAGCGGGGTTTTGTAGCTATGACGAAGCCACGGAGACAGTCTGGGTGCACGAGATGGCACGTTTTCAAGTAGCTGAGTCATTAAAGCCAGCCGATAACCGCTGTAAGAACGTGCAAAAAGAGTATGATTCATTGCCGTCAAGCCCTTATTTATCAAGCTTTTTCGATAAATATGCACAAGCATTTTGTATGACTCAAAAGCGTGGCGAAAACGCCAAAATAGATAGCCCCTTACAAGCCCCTTCAAAGCCCCTTCGAAGCCAGGAACAGGAACAGGAACAGGAGCAGGAACAGGAGCAGGAACAAGAAAATACTCACACACAAAACGCGGTTGAAAATTTTTCAGCGGCCGAGGAGTCTTGGAAACCAAATCGTGAACTATTGCTGAATGTTCTTAGGACTTCACAAGTGGGTGCACAAGCAGAGCAGGTTTTAGAAATGCCAAATTATGAATTTCATCTTGGCAACTTCAATGCTCACTGGGAAAACAAAATTGATCTCACTGAAAACCAACGAACTCGAAAGTTTGCAACTTGGTTAATTCAGGAATTCACAAAGTCGATAAGACCTAAAAAACAAAACTCACCAATGAAAACTGCACCAGCAAGAGACGTAAACAGTGCTTGGGGTGATTCAAAACAGTATGCACCAGCCACAGATGATATCGATGTAGGGGAGATGCTATGAATGCATTGAGCAAACAATTCAAAACTGAGCTGGTACAAACTAATCAGTTTTGCCCTAAACACAATGAGTTAATGGTTTTATTAATTGGTCGTCCAGTTTGCCAAACATGTGCAAATGAAGCGTATGTGAAATCACAAATTGAACACGCACACCAAGTCAACCTCATGGTACGCGAGAAACATTTTGCCGGAGCAAAACTCCCTGAGCGCCACAAGGAAAGCGGATTTAAAAATTATATGGTGAGTATCGATCCACAGAAAGAGGCTAAAGCTGCTTGCCATAAATTTGTTCAAGATTTTAATTCAGGGAAGAAGCGCAATCTGATTATGGTTGGGCGCACAGGAACAGGAAAAACCCATCTTGCATGTGCTATTGCTCGTAACGTTTTAGACAAGCGGAGTTATGTTCGTTACGTCACCTCAGAAGACATGGCAAATGAAATTGCCACTGCATGGACAAAGCCAGATGACAATGAAGCAAATGCAATTTTTCGCTTCACGGACTGTGATTTATTGATATTGGATGAATATGGTTTGCACGACCAACACGAGAGTCGATTGCAGCTCGTTCATAAAGTTTTATATGCACGTTATGACGAAAAAAAGCCGACAGTTTTAATTTCCAACATGACGCTTGAGTCTACAGAAAAGGCGCAAGGTTTGAAGGAAAACTTAGGGGACCGTTTATGGTCTCGGTTTCAACATGACGGTTTGACAGTAGTTGAATGTGACTGGGATGACTTGCGTTTTGGTGGGGCAGGATCATGACTAAATTCGAGATTTTAAGCTGTGGCTTACTCATTTCGTGTGTAACAGCAGTACTTTGCGGTGCGGTGGTTTTGTGGTGGTTGGCGCGTAAAGAGCTTGATGAGAAAGGAGCCAGCCATGAAAGCAACTAAATTGATTAGAGATAAAGGACTGCAATACGCGAAGGAAATCGTAGATTCAGCACCCGATAACGCAACTGAATGGAACGAGGGTTATGAGTTCCAATGTGGTCAAAGTGTAGAAATCAGCCCAGCAGATCGTGAGAAGTATTTTGTAGATTTGGTTGAGCTTAAACGTCTGGTGGAGTCTTTGAAAATCATCAACGATTTAGGTGGAGTTGAGAAGCTAACGCCTGCATTCATTACGACAGATAAGCATGTTGGTTACACGCATGTTCGCATGGTGGGAAATGGGAGATTGAGCTTTCTTGATGATTTTTGCGACTTCATTCCAGATGGTTCCATTTCAATTAAGCGTGTGATGACTGCTATCCGCGACCACGAATCAATATACGGAGGCGGTGAATCTCATGCCAACTAGATATAACACAGGCGAGTATAGCTACGATCTTGAATATCACTATGGAGATATGTCAGCAAGCATGGAGATGCTTAGAGCACGTTTAATTGAATTGTTGACTCCTCATCTGTCTGGCCGTTATGTGAAATGGAGAGAAGCATATTTCACAAGGTTTACAAAGTGCGGCGGGGATTCGGGGTGGATGTTTTGTGTAGGTCCACACGAATTTCATATTGATGGGGCGTTAAGGCGCTATTACTCAGGTTCTATTGATATTACCTACAACCAGAAAGATCGATATTTCTTGGTGGGTGAGAAAAAGAAAGTCAAATGTAAGGCTTGTAAGGGGTTTGGCTTCATTCGAGATGATGGGTGGGGGCATATAGATAAATGTGAAATGTGTGATGCAGAAAAAGGAGCCAGCCATGAGTGAGTTTGAGGGTAAATCTGGAAAGTGGGCTTGGGAGATTCAAAAAGAACAACAAGCGAAAGTGGAGGAGCTGCATGAATAAGATTTTATTTGGTGATTGCCGTACGTTGATGGCACAAATGATTCAAGAAGGATTGAAAGCTCAAACATGTGTTACTTCACCCCCATATTTTGGTTTGAGAGATTACGGTGTTGATGGCCAATTAGGTTTAGAAAGTACAGTTGACGAGTACGTTCAAAACATGGTCGAAGTATTTCGCTTAGTACGAGAACTTCTGCATGAAGATGGGACCCTTTGGTTGAATCTTGGTGATAGTTATGCAGGTTCTGGCAGAGGTATTACTCGCACAGGACTAAATGATGGCAAGAACCCAAAAACGAAAGGGTTAATTTTACCAAAGCAAAATGCAGCTCAATCGAACTTAAAACCAAAAGATTTGATTGGTATTCCATGGAAAGTAGCTTTTGCACTTCAAGCTGATGGCTGGTATTTACGCCAAGATATTATTTGGCATAAACCAAATCCTATGCCTGAAAGTATTACAGATCGTTGTACTAAAGCACATGAGTACATTTTCTTATTCAGCAAATCTCGAAGATATTACTTTGATCATGTAGCTATCAAAGAGCCAGTTGCAGAAAGCTCAATCAAAAGACTTTCTCAAAACCTTGATGACCAACAAGGAAGTGACCGTGTTGTTAATAAGCATAACGGTCCAATGAAAGCTGTTTACTCGAGATCTTCACGAGATAGTTTTAAACGCTCTAATAGCAAGAGAGCTGTTGCTCATCCTAATCAAAGTATGGGTACTCATCGAGCAGATCGCAAAGAAAGTAATTATGACCTACTTACAAGAAATAAGCGTTCTGTGTGGCAAGTCTCGACTAAGCCATATAAAGGCGCACATTTCGCTACATTCCCAATGGATTTAATTGAGCCATGCATTCTTGCAGGATCTCGAGTTAATGACGTTGTCTTTGACCCTTTTATGGGTAGCGGTACTACAGCTGCTGTAGCAAAAAAGCTCAAAAGACAATATCTCGGATGTGAGTTAAATCCAAAGTATGAGCACTTGCAGAAGGAGCGGCTATCACAGATCCATACAAATATGGAGCTTCAATTTGAAGGTGGCTGCCATGTCTAACTATTCAAAAAACACACTTCGAATGACTGTTTGTAACCATAGTAATTTTACTGAAATTAATGAGGCAGCTTAAGAAATGGCAAGATCTAGAAATATTAAGCCCTCATTCTTTATGAATGAAGACATTATTGAATTACCGTATGAAGCACGATTGCTATTTATTGGTCTTTGGACTTTAGCAGATCGTGAAGGCCGACTCGAAAATCGACCTAAGAAAATCAAAATGTCTTTATTTCCTGCAGACGATATAAACGTTGCAGAACAGTTAGAGAACATTTCTAAGTTCGGTTTTATCGAGTTATATAACGCTGATGGTATTGATGTAATCCATATCGTTAACTTTGTTAAACACCAAAACCCACATGGTCTTGAGAAAGATAGTGAGCTACCTGACAGAAATGGTATCTACACTGTCTATGAACGTAACCCGAAAAACAAAACAATTGTTGGAAAACCAATTCAGTTAAATAAAGCTGATTTAAAGCATTTTTACGATAAAACAGGACCGTTTGCCCCACAAAATACTGGTTCTGCTGTTGAAAACAGTTATCAAGATAACGAATCGAATCATGCAAACAGTAGTGGGAACACACAAGAACAGTTAGATAACGGTTCTAAAACTGTTTATATCTCAGACCAAAACGCCCTGAATCCTGAATCCTTTAATCTGAATCCTGATTCACTGAATCCTGAAACCTTTAATCAGAATCCAGAAGGTAATAACAACTCCGCCGTTGGCGAAGTTGATTCATCGACTCAAACAAAATTTAGTTTCAAGAATGCTTTGAAAAAAAATGGTGTACCTGAGAAAGACGCTGCTGAGTTCTTACAAGTTCGTAAAGCAAAGAAAGCTCAAAACACCGAAAACGCTTTTGAAGCACTTTTGAATGAAGCCCAAAAAGCAGGAATCACACTGCAGCAAGCCGTCGAATATTGTTTGAAAAGACAAAATCCTTGGGGTGCCTTCAAAGCATCTTGGTACCTAAACGAAAAACCCGAAATGACTACCGGTCAACAGTCAAACCATCAATCGTTACCACGCAATGTAAATGATCAATGGGGCGCGCCAAAGAAATATGAACCGGTTGCTCACACAGCTGTGAAGGGTGAATTGATATGAACGCAGTGCCTCAAAAATTGGAATATAAAATTTCCCATACAAACCAGATCTGTAAGATCCACAAAGAACAAATGATCAATGTACATGGTCGAATCGTTTGTCAGTCTTGTGTTGAAAAAATCATGAAGCAGTCAAATGAAAAATATGAAAGCGATAAGAACAATCGTATTTTAAATTTGAAAATGGCTCGAGCTGGTATCCCTAAAAGACATGTAAATAGCGGCTTTAGCAACTATGCAGTAACTCACAAAGGACAAGACAAAGCTCGTAAAACTTGTGAAAAGTTCACTATGGATTTCAATTCAGGTGTTTTTCGAAATTTACTTCTTGTCGGCCGTACTGGTACGGGTAAAACACATCTAGGTTCATCAATTCTGAAAAATATCATCATTAAGAACTGGGAAGCTATTTACATTACGTCTGCAGATCTAGCTGAAGATATCGCGGGTGCCTATCGCCGTAGTGGTGATAGTGAAGATGAAGCGCTAAAACGCTATGTAAAAAAAGATTTATTAATTATTGATGAATACGGTTTACATGACCGTGCTGAAAAACGTCCTCAACTTCTTGAAAGTGTTCATAAGGTTCTACTCACTCGTTATGACGAGTTGAAGCCAACAGTTGTGATTTCAAACCTAAGTCTTTCTGAGGTCCGCGAAGATCTTGGGGACCGTCTATGGTCAAGATTTCAACATGATGGCTTAGATATTGTGGAATGTGATTGGGATGATGCTCGTATAGGTGGAGGTAAAGCACAGTGAACGCATTTATTGATATGAAAAAATCTGAATACGCATTAGTTGCTTACTCAAACGTAGCAGCTAAATCTGATGAGCGAAAAGCATTAGAAAAAGCAGTTAAGAAATGGCTGAAACATCCTGGTAATAAAATCCGACAGGTTGAGTCTTTAGGGCGTGATCTCAATATGCCTCACGGCACCGGCCCTATGTACAAGCGTTTATGTTGTCGTTGCGAAACTTGTGTTGAATGGGCGCTTTCCACTGGTTTAATCAAATCTAAGCCAAAACCAGTTGTAAAGCGTGGTCCAGATGCTCGCCAATTGCGTATTTGGGCACAGAAAAACCAATTGACCCCCTACGCTACAGCTTTTAATGAAGATTGGGATTTACTGGCCTTAGAAGTGGATTATTCAGTTACGGCATTTCAACTTGAACGTATTTATCAAGGTCGTTCTGAAATTGATCACAACTTTGTTTGGAATCGAGTTAAGCGTGTAGCTGATCGTTTAGTTGCTGAAAAGTTAAGAGCTAAAGGGGGTGGGTGCAAATGAAATCTAAAGCAACCAGCAAAAAACGCTCAAAAAAATACAATCCAAACAAGCTAACCCCGACCCAAGTTCAAGCTAATCAGAAAAAGGCTTAACTACGAAGAGAAGCAGCTCAAGAATATGAATGCAATATGGGGTCCATTTCATAAGATGTAGGGACTAGATGGAAGCAGAGAAATTTAAAGAGAGAGGTTAATTGAGCATTTTCTAAATTACTTAATAGTACCAACTTGAATAAGGGCAGCTAATACTAAATCAGCCATTTTTAGGTTTGAGCGCTTTTTTCGCTAGGTCTATTTCTTAAAAAAGAAATAGACCTTTTTATTAGGAATTACTATCTTAATATTTTGATATTACTTCAAAATTTAAAATAAAAAACTTTGAGTAAATTCTTGTAATATTAATTTAATAATTCTATATTATAGAATAAGAGGAAATTATGAAATGGAATTTGTAACATGCCACAATATCTTTTTCTTGCTGAGACTATTTACAAAAAAATGAAAAATGAAAAACTATTTTCTAAAGATGTTTTAGAAAATATGTATATTCTTATGAAGGTGATTCGAAAAGAAATTAAGGGTACAGAATATAAGCTGAAATATAATTTTATTGATTTCAATGAAGTACTGAGTAAAAGTAAAAATGATTGTAAGGTAAAGATTGATGTAAGTTTGATTCCTTCTTATAATTTAAGAGAAGAATACATTTTATGGTTAGCTGGGTTTATTCAAAAAATTACTGAAGGGGGCCCTAAGCCACCCCCTCCTATCAAAGAATATATTCCCGAGTTTATAAATTTGGAATCGGAATTAGATTTTTTAACCTTAAATTTAGAAAAAAATCAAAATAATGGGGAAGAGATTGTAAATTATTTTAATTCCAAACATTATAAAGCAACTTTTAAAAAATAGTTTTCTTAGTCCCGTTAACTAATTTTAGAAGTTTTATTCTTTTTGAACTTTTACTTTTTTGTAGCAGCAAAGAAATTAACTTTGCTAAAAGCTATAATTATAATATTTGTAATAATTTTAAATTTTTTTAGATACTTTTTTAAAAAAAATATTGATTCTTCAAAGAAATTCATTTAATTTAATATTGCTAAGTAGCCATACTTAGTATTTCAGGTTTATGTGGATTTCATAAGCTCATTTCTGGTTCGGAAATGAGCTTTTTTAATTCTTTGTTATTTCTTATAATGGGTTTTTATAATCATGTAAAATAAAAATGATAGAATGATCAAAATTGCTGAGAGTACAAAAGCTACGATGATAGTTTTCATTTTTTGATGCTTTTTTATGAAGAAAACTTTTAGAGAGTAATATTTTAGCTTTTTTCTGTCAATATACTCCTATTATTTTAAGAAATATTATTCTAGTGAGTTTATCAATTAAAGAATCAAGCTTATTTAAGTTGTGGATAAATATAATATTTTATGTAATTTATGGTTGATGAAAAAGAGAATTTCTGAGTAAGAGTTATAAAAGTTTTAGATTTCTAAACAACCCCTAGGTAATAATTTTATAATAAAGGGAAACTAGATGTGGCCTTTAAAATTTTGGTGTGTGATGCAAATCCTACGTAAAAAGGGTTTGGATATTAAATTACTAAAAAGAAGGAAATGATAGGGGCCCCTATCCTAAAAGTGCTGACACATTGGTAAGTAGGACCAGCTCGATGTTTTTTTGAGGATCAATATATTTTGCATATATAAAAGAGAGCATTTTTTTACAAACAAAAATAATGAATTGGAACAAGGGTACTTCTAAATAAATCTAACGGTTAATAATTCTGGAACTAAGTGTTTTTAAGGATTATGTCATGCAAGAAGAGCTTCAAGTTTATGTAAATCTTACTTGCTTGATTTGAGGTCGTTATGATTAAAAAAAGTAACCGCCGTCAGTGGAGCGAGTTTTTCTCCAATAATAAAAGACAGGAATTCTTTAAGGATTTCAGTGTTTCATCAGGTAATGACAAAGTTAAAAAGCATAAAGCTAGCTCAAATAAACATGTGTTTTTCCCGTGCCATGTAGAAAAAGAAAATGATGGTGAAAATAGTGTGTATAGGGGAAGTACAGGTGGTGTTATCATTTTTGGTAAGCAATACATCACAATCAAATTGCCTTATGGATTAAGCGCTAACGAGATTTGGCGGGCTACAATTGATCAGAACGGAAAGCAAAGAAATAGTCTTTCAGTAGGTGCTAAAAAGTATAAGGACAAGGTTCAAAAACAATATGGACCTATGTTTAGAGCACTTAAGTTAAAAGCTATCGATCAACTTTGTGAAATACGGTTAATTGTTCAGCCACCACTTAAAACTCGTTCTTACAGCGCTAAAACTTATCCACGATTTGATATTGATAACTATCCAAAACTACTAATTGATAGTGTCAAAGGTGATGGCTTGTTATTCAAAGACGACAATATTTTCATAAGTGAACAAATTAAGCTGGCAGAACCATGTGAAGAGGGTTGTGTCTGGCTTTCGTGCGTTTTTACTGATGAAACTGATTGGTTGTCAAAAACTGTAGATTTTGATTGGTTAGCTGGGAGAAGCATTTAAATGGCGAAAAAGAGCGATTTGCAACGTCGAGTACTTATTGGAAGAAAACTTGCAATGGCGCGTGATATGGCTCAATTACGTCAAGAAGACGTAGCTTTAGAGATATTCGGTACACCACATAAAAACCGAATGAGTGAAATCGAAAATGGTAAGTTAATGCCAGATGCAGAATTACTTTCGGTGCTATGTCAAAAATACGGTGTTTCAGCCGACTGGGTTCTTGGTTTTACTATTGAGCCAGAACTAGACAAAACAGCTTCTGTAGCTGGTATTCTGTTTAACAGTCTAGGTGAAATGATGAGTGAATACACTCAAGCCATGGCATTTCAATTAAGTATGGCTGCAGCACAGCATATTGCATCTTTCCCGAAAGCCTTAACTGTAGAGCTGCTTGAAGCATCAAAGGGGCTGATTCAAGCTTGTTTATCGCAAGACCAGTCTATTCAAGAAAAGGTTTTACCTGAACTTCACACTCTTATGCGTATTGTTCGTGAGTGTGAACAGAATCGTGCAAAACAAATCCGTAATTTAGAGATGGCTATTGATGATGTTTTCCAGCGTGAAGAGAATGATTTACAGCAAAAAGCTTTAATTGATCTTATCCAAAATAAAAAACGTTTTAGCAAGGCTTCTTTACAGCAGCAAGCTTTAGATGAAGTGAAACAAATAGGTCTATTTGCTGAATAAGGGATAGACTTTAATGGCTCGCAAGATTGAATACTCGGAAGAAATTTGGAACCGGCTAAAAGAAGTCTATGAATCTTCACCTAAGATTACATGGCAAGCTTTAGTTGATCAGGTTGGCGAAGAACTCGGTTGTGAGATGCCTTCGCCATCCGTTGTACGCCGTAAAGCACTTGCTGAGAAATGGAAAAAGAAAGCTAAATCTTTAGTCAAAAAGACAGCCCAAGAGCTCAATAAAGAGATTAAAAAATTGACCAAAAAAAATAATGGTCAAGAAGATACACAAAATACTGATAAATCAGAAAAAAGTGATAGTCAAAATTCCGTCAAAAAAACGTCAAATATTGCTGAATTTAATAGTCAAAACTCTAAAAATAATGGTAATAACAACGGCGGGCGTTCTACAGTCAACGAGAACTATCTAAAGTCAGCTCTTGTTGTCAAAAATAACCGTATAAGAGCTCATAAGCTTGGAGAGTTAATTACAGACACTATCGATAGTGTTATTCATATTAGAGATGAAGTACTGAATTTAAATAATCCAACTGAGGAACAATTAGCATTAGTCAAGTTCAAGATGGGACTTATATGTCAGGTTGTAGATTTAAACGTTAAGCAAAGTATCAGCATTTCTAACATTGCCAAGACAGAAGCAATGTTCTGGGGCTTAGATGTAGATGATCTTAAAGACCAGTCGGAAGTTCAAGCACGGCGTAGTTCAGTTATTTCAGGTGCTGAAGAAAGAATGGCAATTGCAAAAGCTAATATGAAAAAGAAAAAAGAAGAGGCGTTTATGCGAAAGTTAGCGTTAATTGAAGCCGGTGAAGTAGAGCCTGAAGATGAAAAAAGTGAAAATTGAGCTGGAAAAATGCCAGACTTAATTTAATGTGCAGTTCTGCTTAAGTTATAATCACTTATTTCGAATTTTTATTAAAATTACCAGAGAATTAAGAAACTTATGACTATATTAGTAAGTATCTAAACTTTTTTGGAGGTCATAAAATGACATTCATTACAGCAGCTGAAGCTGCAAAAATTGCAGAAGCATCTCAACCTTTTACTTCAAGTTATTTACTTGAAGAAATTAACCGAAATATTGAGAACCTTGCTAAATTAGGAGAGCGTGAAGTTTACTATCCTTCACTGAAAACTCGCACTTCTTTAGATACTATTCAAAAAGTTGAAAGTGAGTTAGTAAACTTGGGTTATAAAGTAAGCCTAGATTCAAGAGACAATGAAAAATATGTACTTCATATTGTTTATTGATGAATAGGATTGGAACTAAGAAATAATTTTAAAAGTTAAACTAAACATAATGCCCTATATCAATATGGGGCATTTTTTGTAATGACAGATTCAAATCACAATAATCCAGTTTTATCTTATGATGAGCTTGGCTTCATTATTGGTATGAAACGAGTTGAAAAAAAAGTAAGTACGATTGATTCGAATATTGAAAAGATTATCGAAATTCTTACTCAAAGCTTTGAAGAGCAAAAAGCACAGTTTGCTAAGCCTCAGCTAAAACTGACTGAATTTCAAAAGATGCTTAATGCTATCAATAATAGACCACCTTTAGAATTTGAAGATTTATTAAAAGGAAAAGCAAATCATGTTACACAGTCTTTTGTTGTAGCAGACAAACTGGTCAAAGACTTTGCTGATGTTTTGAACCAATCAGTTAATAACCTTAATACAGTAGATAAAAAACAAATCAACAAAGCTAAAGGACGAAAGCCAGCTATAGAAATTAATAGTCATGAAGACTTATCAAAAATTGTAAATCCTACTGTTCCTGAGCGTGATGAAAAGGGCCGTTTTGTATCTAAACCAAATGAACCCCAAAACCAATCATCGATTCGTAAAGTTGCCCAAACGATATCTACGGCGATTAAAGGGGTAATGCCGAACTCAACACAAGGTGTAGATCCTACAGTTGATGCAATCAATGAAGTTAGTCATTTACTTTCGCCTGTACGCCGTGCAGCAGGATTAGCTTTGCGGCCATTAACTGGATTAATGCGTAGTAAAAAGCGAAATGAGCCATTACCTCGTGAACAAGAGAACCATAACCGCAAACAAATAAAGTTATTGCAGCGTATTGCCGATAATTTAGCTTCTAAGGGTGGTTTGTTAGGTTCACTAGGGAAATTACTTTCTACAGCTCTATCTGCTGGCAGTGGGCTGTTAGGTGGAGTACTGGGCAAAGGTAGAAAAGGTATTGGGAAATTAGGGAAGGGTCTTGGAAAAGTCCTCAAGTTTGGCCGTGGTCTACCCGTAATTGGTGCACTTGCTGCTGGTGCATCATTGTTAGATTGGAATGAACAAAGTACACAAGAAAAGGGGGGTACAGTTGGTAGTCTTGCTGGTGGAGTGATCGGCGGTACGGTAGGATCCATATTTGGTCCAGCTGGTACCTTGATTGGTGGTATGGCTGGATCTTGGATAGGTAACCAGCTTGGTACAGCAGTTGCGCCGTATTTTAAAGAGTGGACAGATTCATTAATAGCTGCAGATGTACCAGGTATTATTAATACTGCTTGGAAAGGGTTTGTTAACTATGCAACCAATGCTTTTGAACTGACAAAAGGTACAGCATCAAAAGTTGTAGACGGTGTTAAAGATACTGCTAGTGATACCTTAGATTTCATTAAGGATAAATTTAATCGCTTTAATCCATTTCATGACGGCGTTCCCACATGGGGCATTGGGCAAGGAGTTTATAAGCCGGGTTTTGGTGCAAATAAAAATGTACCTGTTTATGGTTCAACTGTTTCTCCAATTGGTGAAAAAACTAAGGAAAAGCAACTTGCAGTTTACAATGCAATGAAGAAAGCTGGTTTTAATGATAATTGGGCTGCTGGTTTAACTGCTTCTGTTGGTAGGGAAAATGACTACCAAGATAAATATCTGTTTGGTAAACACCAGGATAAAGCTGGTGGTACGAATATGGGTATGATCTCTTGGCAAGGAGCCCGTAAAGACAGGCTTACGGCATATATGAAGGAAAGGGGATTACTAGATGCAAACGGTAATATGGTACGGAGCCAAGCAGCTTTAGATGCACAAGGTGCATTTATGAAGCATGAAATCGAAACGAATCCTGAATATGCTTCGGTTAAAGCGTATATGCAGAATAACCCAAATGCATCAAAAGAAGATATTGCCCGAGTTCTCGGCACAAAATATGTAAGATGGGCGTATGGGCAAACAAAGCTTCGCAATGGGAAGTCATTTGATTATAGACCGCATTTAGAAAAGGAATATAAATACAGAGCTAACATTGATAAAACTGTTCAGGAACAGAAAACAAATCTACCTAAAGAAAATAACCCAGCTGTATCAGATTTGAAATCAAGTCATATTGTGGACAATACAAGAGCTAAAGTTGCTAGTGTTTTAAGCACCCAAAAAGCTATCGTTCCTCAAGCTACTACAAAAGCAAAACCTTCATTAAATAATCAAAATAGATTATTAACTAATGTCACGCCGTTTAAGCAACCTTTAAATACTCCTAACCCACAGGAAGTTGTTGTTGTAAATCAGAATAATGGTAACATCGGGCAGAATGTTAGTGATCGTTTCCTTGCTCATGCTTTAACTGGCGGCATTGGAATGGGGAAATTAGACGTTTAGTTTTGGGATATATATGACTTTAAAATTATTAAAATTATCTTTCTTAGTTACGGCAGCTTTTTCAAGTTATGTTCAAGCTGCTACAAGTGTTAATGATATTTTGAATAAACAAATAATTGCTACCAACAGTGAAAATATTAATTCGACAAAGGTAATTAGTGAACTTTGTATTTTTAGTTGTGATTTATTAAGTACAAACCCTGAAGTGTCTTATGGTGGCATGGACGAACTTTATGTTCTTTTACGAGAAAAATATGGTTTAGATTCTAAGCAAAGTTGTAAGTTCTATAAAAGGACAACTGGCAATGTAATATTAGATACACAATATAAAATTGCAGCCTTACAGGGAACGCCAAATCCTGATGCCTATTCAGATTCAATTTTTAATAATTTGATATATAAGCAAGGAATATATAGTTCTTCAGATGTAAATGTGGACATTTATTATGATTTAGTTGACATTGCTAGAATCAATAATCCTGAATTAGATGAAAATAGCAAAAACAATCTAGTAAAAACTTTTCAAATGCGCCATCGTTTTATTGCCAATAGTTGTGGTGAAAAATTTATGATGGCTTATGACAAGTACTTAAATAAAGTTAGTGAGTTAAGAGAGGCTGAATATATTGAAGCAATTAATAAAAAGAATGCTAAAGAACGGGAAAAAGAGGAATGGGAAGAAGAAATCCGTTTAGCAAAACAAGCAAGAGATCGAGCCGATGCGGAGAGGGAGGAACAAGCCCGTTTAATTGATGCTAAGAAGCGGGAAAATAGACAAAAAATTAATCTATGCAAAAGTACTAATAATTATAAGCTATTTATAGAATCCTCTAATGTTGTTAGTGCACGAAATAGTATTAAAGTTGCACAAGACGTTTTAAAAGAAGAAGATAGGTTACAAAGTTTTAGCGGTGTCACTCGTTTAGATAGGCGTTATGCAGCTGCTCAACGGATCGAGTATGGGCAAAAAACTCTAAATCAAAGCTTTGCCAAGTATAAACAATTGGGTGGAAGTGCAAGTAGTGTTGCTAATGTGACACCTCTAAATAATCCATGTAAGGGTTTGTGATTTTTCCAATATGATCAAGAAAAACCGCCGTGATAGTTATCACGGCATTTTTTTTCATATAACTTGATCTATTCTTAACTTAACGTAAGTGAAGCAAATAAAATCACAGTATAGAGTTGTAACTCTATAAATCTTTAATTTTGGAATCTTGGGGTTGTAAGTTTAAAATTAATAATTTCAATAAGTTGAATTTTTATTAATAACTATTTGATTTTAAATTTGTTGACAATATTTTTTTTAGAACTATTATTAAAAAAGGTGTCTAAAAATCTGAAATATCATTCAAAAGGAGTTCTTGGTGAAAAACTATACAGTTGCTGTAAAGATTACAGAATCTAAGTCTTTCTTTAAAAAAGATATTTATGAGGCTGCACTTTTTGATAAACCGAATATTAATGCTACTGGTTCCAGTTATGACGAGGTGATTAGGAAGGTATATGAGAAGACGCTTGAGTATTTTGATTTTCTAAGTGACCAAGGTCTTGATATTCCTGAGCCGACTGAAATTAATTCAATAACATTTAAAAAACGTGATAAAGATGTTTTTTTTCATGTCATAACAATTGATACATCAATCTATGCGGAAAAGACTGAAAAGATTAACGTTACAATTCCCATATCTTTAACACGAAAAATTGATGACTTTCTAAAAGATAAAGTACATAACTCAAATCTTTTCTCCTCTAGATCAGATTACATAACCAAATCTTGCCAAAGATATTTACCCTATGCGAATTATCTTGCCTCGCTCTACAATAATGAAGATTTAATAATTGCTCACAGATATCACGAAAGTAATACCACGAGAAATTGTCTTAATTTGCTCGACTATTTGAAGCTACCTAATTGTCAAGAAGTAATCTTATTTGCGACTTATCGTACACCTACTGATGGGTTTAGTAGAGATGACGGGCCTGAAACTAATTTGCCCCTCATGGGAGCAATTGCGAAAGTCCAATTACCAGGATTAAACGAGATTTATATTATTTTTGATGGACTTTTCCTAACCGCGCAAAGGAAGCCGCGCTACAATGAAGTAAAAGCTGTGCTGGATACAGCTTTGGAAACAGATAAAACATCATTTATTCAATTATCAGTTCCATTTACTTCACAGTTAGATCCTGTGGAAGCAGTCAAAATATTAAGTGAATTTCCTAGACAGAAATTAACTAAGGAAACTCGACCTACTTTTTTTAATTTATTAAGTAATCTAACAGAAGAACAATATGTAAATTTTTAACCACAAAAAAGCCTCGCAGTCCGTGGAAAGAAAACGAGGCCTGTCATTGCATAGGAGCAACAACATGCGTACTTTAACACAAATTAATGTACCTTTTCATAGTGCTGATTTAGTAATTATTGAATTCAACAATCAGCCATTTACGGCCATGCGCCCAATTGTTGAAGGGATGGGCCTCACATGGCAATCACAATATGAAAAGTTAAAACAAAGATTTAGTTCAGTTATCACTGAAATAGTGACAACTGGAAAAGATGGTAAACAGTACAATATGGTTTGTTTACCTGTTCGTAAGCTTTTTGGATGGTTAATGACTATAAGTCCAAATAAGGTTAAACCAGCCCTCCGTGATACAGTAATTTTGTACCAGCAAGAGTGCGACGATGTGCTGTGGGAATACTGGACTAAAGGGCAAGCAATAAACCAACGCTTAACCATTTCTCCAGAACAACAAAATGCACTGCACGAAATAGTTGATCGCCGTGCAGGAAGGGATCGAAGCTTAAGAGCTTCAATGTGGATTCGTCATAACAGACATTTTGGCATAGCTAAATATAGCCAATTACTTTCAATCCATTTTGATGATGCGAAGCAGTACCTTGAGACAATACCACTTCATGAGCTTGTCCCAACTGAAACAGATACACTTAAACGTTTAGAAAAATTCCTAGATAATCTCGCTGCTCGGTATCCAGCTCTTGAGAATCCGTTGGCATATGAAATTGCTCAACTGATAGGTGAGAAGCTAAAGTATCAATCTCCTAAAGGGCCTAAAAACTTTTGGATATCGATTCAAGAAAGCGGCGCAGTTTCTGTACAGCAATATTCACTACACCACACACCCGTTAATGTTGTGCAATTGCGTGAACGCTTTAATCAATTGTGGGATTTCTTACATAAAGATGAGGTGCTTGAACTTGGAAAAGTGTTAAAACGATTTCCGTATCAACATGTGAATGGATAGGGCTTATTAATCTTCTAAGAGTTTACAAAATGAACTCCCCTTAATTTAAAAGCCAGCAATTAAGCTGGCTTTTTTAAATTTAATGACAAATATAAAATTCTTAATTTAATTGATATTTCCAATGTAATTGATCATATAGTTCTTGAAAAATATTATTCATAAATGCATAATTCGCGCGCGTTTTAAGGATTATGTTAATGACAACAACAGCTTATGATACTCATTTCATGGCTTCCGACATAGCCTTTACAGTAAATCGTACAGAAGTTACTCTAAATATTCCTTTTAGGAAAGTGAAACGTTTGGGCGATATTGTATTTGGTATGGCTGGATGTTTATTTTGTATGAGAGATTTTAGCGAGGCCCTTATTGATTTTATCTTACAAAATAAAACACAATTTGAGCTTCCGAGATCTATACTTGAAAAAACAAATAGTGATTTTATTGCACTAATCTATTTAAGTGGTTCTTGCCTTAAAGTTTCTAAAATGGTAAATGACACTGAGTTTACAATAGAAAACATTACTAATGTTCCTACTGTAATTGGATCGGGGAGTTTTCATACTCAGCATATTATTCATGATTGTCCTAATGCGATAGCTGTTGTCCTAGAAGCTATTAAATACGATCAATATACTGCAGGGGAAGTAAAATATTGCAGTATTAAACGAGAAGAAGTTCATAATTTGGAAGCGCCTATCATGTCTACAACTCTTAATAATCAAATACAAATGTTGCAAACAGAGATTGCTGAAACAAATCATCTTGTTGGAAATGGCAACACATATCACGCTAACACTGAAACATATCACCATGGTGAACCTGTCAAAATTTCTACTGAATTAGGTTTACAAATGTTTCAACATAGTTTAACGAACGTCCGAAATAAATTAACTTCTAATTAATTTCAAATAAAAGCCTGCAAATGCAGGTTTTTATTTATAAACAAAATGAAATTTAATGGAACTTATGTAATTTCTAGAAAAAATTTAATTACAAGATAACCTCATTAATATGAGGTTATTTTTCATGGGCAGTCTTAATCTTGCAGCTGTAACAGCTACTACTCCATATATTAAAAAGATCCAAACGGCTTTAGAAAAAGCAACAGGTCAAACGATTGTTACACCAGAATTTCGCAAAATTAAGCGTATTGCTGGTGTTAGCGTTTTACCAGTTGCATTTTTCTTTTCAGGTGGCGCTACGCTCACACTTTATGTTCGTGCTTTAGCAGATGTGGTGAAGGCAGAGCTTAATGACAAAGTTATTGTGTTATCTGGTGATTTTAGTGATGACTATAAACCAACATTTGAAAACGCCGTGAGTTGTGTAGCTAAACTTATCCGTGAAGCACAATCTAAGATACAAGAACAAAATAAACGGGAAAAAGTTAGTTTGCCGCCGCGCCGTACTTCTGTAGATCAGAAAATTAAAGAAGTCGAAGAACAAGAGCAAAAGCTTGATGAGGATTTAGCTAAGCAAATAGCTCACCGTGACCAGCTTAAGGAACAAATTGAACAAGCAAAGCATCAACTTGGTATAAGTTCGGAGGCTGGTCAATCCGAACTGGGAAAGCCTGAATTTGATAGTGCGAGTCCAATCAAATCAGTTACAGCAAATATCACACGTGGTAAAGCTGCAATGAACAAAGCCATTATGGAAAAAACCACAGTGCATAGAGCTATGTATCGTAATGATTTAGGCTGGGTGGATTTTGAGTATGGCAGTGATAAACAGGGTATTAAGCATATTATCAAGCGCCGTATGGAAAGTGATGGCATGACATATGATGAAGTTGTGCATATGCTTGTGGATACTATTGTGCAAACAATCGCTCAAGGTAGTACACAACGGCGTACAGAACGTGGATTATCTACAAGAATAAATATTGTATTTAATTCGCATGAAGCGTCATTGATTAAGCGAGAAGGTAGTAATGCATGGCTGCTTACAGCTTTTGAAGTGCATTAAAAAAAGCCCGGTAGTTAGAGATGGGTTGCGACATCTTCTAACCTACACTTATGACCCTATACGTTCTCGTGTCATAAGTGGAGCGGGCTTTGTATATATAATAATCCATGCATTTCTTATTTTCAAATATGGAACCATTCACGCTTACATATATACAAAAGCAATACCCTTAATACAGTTCTTATTAAGGGTGTTTTTTATGCAAATTCAAATCGGTATTGATATTGTCTTAATTCTTGCATTTTTAGCTTATCTTTCCGTTGTTACAGGATGGAATAGCAAGAATAAAGCTGCGTATATTAAACAATTCCGTCATGTGCCTATAAGCCTCTTATTTAAAGAAATCAGATATATGTATTTCATAAGTATGGCATGTGTATTGATCACTATTATTCTTGTTGATTGGCGAATCTATAACGTTGCTTCATATTTTGATGCATTAAGCGTTTCATTATGGATATTCATAATCTATTTCACCATTTTTTCAACTTACCAGATCGGCACTGCAATACTAGTAAAGCTTTTGATGATTTTCAGTAATAGAGCAACTTCCTAATGATCACATCTAAAACAATTTTAGACATGGTTGAGTACTGGCTTAATCATCCGGTTAATGGGAAGTATGGTTCTGACTTTGGTGCACCTCTTTATGATTTGCTAATGGCACCTTTAGACTCGAGGGTGGCAGATAGTTTTCTTATTAAGATGAAAAAGGATCTACCAATATTATCTGAGCTTAACTCTGACCAATTAGCCCTGTATTCACAAACCGAAGGATTTGAGACGGTTCATATTCATTTAAGCATCATGAATGTGAATATAGATCTTAACCAAGTAGCAGACCGATTGGGTAAATCAGTAACAGGTGAGACATATGACATTAACGCAAGCTGATTTTGAAGCCCAGCTCCAAGCAGCGATAGATGATTATGAGATTCAGGAACGCTATAAAGCTCAAGATCCACTTGTCGTTCACCAGCTGCGTTCTATGGCTAGTTTTTTGACTGCATTTGGTCCAGAAATCGATATTGCTTCAATTGAACCATTTACCAAAACACGTGACCGCTCAATTATTGCGGATGCTACAAATAAAGGCATTTTGCCTATAGGTACACCGTGTCAGCACTTAATAGAAATTATCAACCGGTCAACAAATGCTGTGAGCTTAAGTCAAGGGCGAATGATTGAGGACCATAGCGGCGGTAGAGTATGGCGGTTGCTTCAATCAATTACTGTTAAAGCTGGTGAGACGGCGGAAGTAATAGCAGAACAAAGTGAATACCGTGAAATTAAATATGTTGTACCAGTTACTGAAGGGTTCCATAAATATCGAATAGACCTTTTAGAGGACCTTTCACTTGCAAATATTTCGGTTAAGCAGGGCAATAATAACTATGTAATTAAGCCGCGCTGGATGAATGTTGAACCAGGTGAATATGCTGTAACTGTTACTACAGATAATCTAAGAAGATTGTTTATTGAGTTTGGCGATTCTGAGAGAGCTGGTCGTACTCTGCAAGCCAATGAAACGGTAATAATTGGAATTCTTGAGACATACGGGGAAGTTGATGTTAATCGTTTAAAAGATGCGGCCTTACTTGATGTACTTACTAATGATGAACAGCGGGTATCAGTGCGTTTTAAAGCTGGTGGACTGATTAGAGAGGGCGTAGATCCGTTAGCTGTATCAGAATTACGTTTATTATCAAGCTATCCATCACTTTACGATGAAGATGCGGTATTTCTCGGCAACTTTGACTATGCAGTCCGTAAAAAATTTATGAAACGGGCACAGTTTATTTCTGTCTGGAATGAAACGTTGCAAGAGCAACACTTTGCCATTACATACCGCGACATAAATCATTTAAATCTTGTGGTGGTTGCGAAGAACCCAGCTGAACAAGCAACGTTAGAACAAGATATCTGTCGGTATATTGGTTATTGCGATAACTTGTATGAAGGTAAAGTGAATGTACATGAAGTAGTTGAAAAGCCAATTGAAGTAAAAATTAAAGGCTCTTTGGCTTCTGTACATAACACTGATATGGTTAAGACACAGATCAAAGAATTACTTGTAGAACGATACGGGCGTGAATCATTGAGCTCAAGTCGTTGGCTGGTTAATGGCTTTAATACGCAAGAAATGGGGAAGCTGATTAATGACAATATTGTGGCTTTCCAAGACCGGATGAGTGACTTTACCATTATGCTTTCAAATGAGTTGAATAAGCCTAATGAGTGGGTGTATGTGACAAAAGACAGCATTACTGTTGAGTTGGAACGCACCGCTGATATTTCGGGGGCTACATGGACCCTATAAGCTTTACTCGGCCTATCGATGAACACTATGTGAGTACGGGCTTGCAAACCGCACTTGCTAAAGCATTTAAACAAGTATTTGCACAAAACTTTGAACAGTCCATACAAGATTTATTGGATTACGGTTGTCCTCATATCGGTAGTAAAACAGTTGTAGAACGGTTCTCTAAACAAAACGGACTTGTTGTATTACGGCGAAATAACACTTCTGACACGTTAATGCGAATTATCTATGCCAATTGGAGCAGTATGGGTAATAAAAGAGGATTAGCGTTTTTAGAGTTTGTTTTACGAATGTTGTGGGGAAAAGATCATTTTCAGATTATCCGGCTATGGCACAGCTTAGAAAAGCTGAAAGAATATCCAGCCTATTTGTCTGATTTTGAAAAGCCAAATTACTTCTTAACAAGTCGGATTAGAATTGTTTTAGATAAAACTGTTGATGCAAATGAAGTGGTAGAGCTGTCACCGATATTACGGCGTTTAGTACCAGCCAATATTGTCGTTAAAGTTCACTCAATGGCATTTGATAGAGATTTAGGCACCACAAGCTTTGCAGCGGCAATAGCAGCTAAGCCTTATGCAGTCTATAACTTCCTTTAATTCAATTGGAACTGTTGAGTTAGCGCTCAAATACAAAATGATTTCATAGTCCTGTTCATTAGTTCAGGACTTTTTTATATGCAACAAGCTCAAGACAATGTTTTAGTAGGAATCGCAGAACCTATCAATGGTCAGGGAGAAAACTTATTAATTGATCATTTCTTAGGATATGCAAGCCATGAATTAGAGCCACAAGAAATTGATAAAGTTATTAAAGGGGAAGTGGTTGAAGGCATCACGGAATATGCTCAGGGCCATTACTATAAGATTTCAGCAAATCCCGAAAACCAAAATGCAAAAGATTTTGAAATCAGTATTCATTTTCAGGATGGCCCAATTCCAGAACATGGGGTGAATGGGGTTACTAGTGAAGCATTGTTAAAAGTACTTATTCACCGTACTAAAACCTTGGATGAAAAATTTCCGAGTGAGTTCAACAAACAAGCCATTAGTTATATGGAAAGTGCGCTAGAAGAATTTAATAAACGTACAGCTGAGCGCCGTGCTCGTGGTGTTGAAGGCACTCTTGTTAAGTAATTGGGTGAAGTATGCGATTAAAAATCTTTTGTAGAAAACGTGCTTGTTCTCAATTAATTGACTTATCTCAAATGGATTGTTTGCAAGTCTCCGAAAGTGAACATCGAGGAGGCATGATCCATGAGCGCTTTTATGATGTTTTTATTTCTCTTAAAAGTGGGTACATCTTTGATGCAACCATTGAAGATAAACAGCATGACAAGCTATTGGAATTAATTGAGTTTGATCAAAAGATTTGATTTGGAACTGATTAAATTTCAACTATAGAACAACTGAAACAATAGCCTCAATCACAGCATTGGGGCTTTTTTATGGCTAGCAAAAATAGAAAGACAAAAGTTCTATCTTACAACTTACATGACCGATGCCGTAAATTTACCGGTGTTGATCGAAGTAATGTCGATGTAGATGCAATGGTCAACTTGATCAACAGTGACCATGTACAAGAAATGGTTGCTACTAATTCATTACAAGGTTTTTACGGTCATCAAATTCGACAGCGCTATGGTATGGTGCCGCCTGAAACGGTGATCATTAAAGGTAAAGTTGTATATCTTTCACGGGCGTTTAAAACAATTGAATTACGTGCTTCAAAGGATGGAATAGTTGAACACCGAGAAGAGTTTTATGATAACGAGCCTGGTGAGATCGCATTACAAGATTATAAAGCCCAAGCGGGTGGTTTTAGCACATCAGTCAATTACAAGAATGTCGGTGGCCGTTTAATTCCAACGGGTTTTTTTGGTTTTGATTTCGTTGCACAACCAAATTATGCAAGTAATGTAGGGGATGGTCAGTTATTTGATGGATTATTTGTTCCTGAAGAGCCAGAAGGTGTTGTTTCTTGCTTTGATAGCGCAACAGATATTTCACAGTTATCACAGCCCGAAATTATTATTGCCCAATTACTTGAAGATCAAATTTTACAGACATACGACAATATCAATAGTCAGCTGCATCTATTAACCGAGTTAGGAAATGCTCAAGGATTAGTGGGTGAATTATCAGAAAAATTTGATAAACAGAAACGCCTGCAACAACTTAAAGAAGAACGCAAAAAAGAACTCTATACGGGTATGGTAAATCCTGTGAAGAGTTTTGATTCAGTACAACAACAAGCTGAACAAATCATTCAAAGTTTGGACAATCCAAACGTAAAAGAGAAACCTAAAAAGCCGAAAAAGTCTTTTGGCAGTATCTTTAGTGTATGGGGGTAATAATGAATTACCCCAACGATTCGCTTAAATGCATCCAAAACGCTTGGTATAAGCAGCTTGTCAATTTTCGTGCTTGGTATATGCCTGAGACACAATTAACGGCTGATTGGAAGTTGAGAGCCATTGGTAACGCTATAAAAGCATGTCCGTCACGGATGATGGACGATTCAGAAGCAATGCTTTCTGAATATAGAAAAAGCCAGAAGCATGAGGAAGAATCCAAAGTGCTTTTACCTGTAATGCTTACTGCAACAGCGTTAACTGACCAACCCCCTGATGTAAATCAATTATTACCAGTGCCTGATTTTATTGAAACGGTCATTGATGAGAAACGGGTGAAGGTTCGTCTGGTGCCGACAACTGTACGTGCTCAAATCGCTTTCTTTGCCACCAATCCCAATGATCTGCGTTCAGTCATTGGGCAATTTTGCGCGTACATGTCTAGCAATGATAACCGTCGTTTTAATGTGCCATTTCAGCAATGGAATGATCATGTATTAAATTCAACATTCACTGTTTTTGAAAATGAACTTTTTCCATCACCAGTCCCAAGCGAAGCAATCAATCTTTCTATCTCAACTGTAGATATTCAGCTCGTGGGTTATACACCTAACGTCATCGGTTTCGGTGGTCCATTCGACCAAAACACAGGTAATGGCTATGAACCTGACGGCTCAGCAACGGAACAGCCCGCAATCAACGACAAAGTTGTAGTGCAAGCTGATCAGTACACATCACTTGATCACCAGCGTGTGAAGGGTGATAGAGAAACAGGCGAAATCACAGTTGAGCGTATAGATGACTGACTTAATCGATAAGGCACAAGAAAGTGCTGAGTATTTGTTGCAGCAAGGAATTGCGAACCGTTGCCGTTTTGAAGGCGAATCTGAAAAAGAATGTGTTGAATGTGGTGAAGAAATACCAGAGCGCCGCCGTGCTTTAGGTGGCGTGAAATTCTGCATTGAATGCCAAACCAAGTTAGAACGCAAACGGCGCTAAGGATAAATGTAATGTCTGGAATTATTCGTATAGACAGCCGTGTTGCTGGGTTTTCGGATCAACCAATTCGACTTATTGGAGCGGCATTTGCTGATACAGGTGAGCTTGTTATTCAAAAAACAGCTGTTTATTCAAATTTGCCCGTACCAAGCGATTTAAGAGATCAAACAGTTGTAGTAACTGACTCACCGGATCAAGTACAGAATTGGCAATTAAGTTTCAATGCTAAAGAGCACTTAGAAGAAGTGATTTCAATTTACCAAGCTCGTTTCAGAGCAAAGTTAATTGAAATTGAGCCGAAGCTAAACCAGTACAACCCTAAAAACGTACTTGAAATCCGTAAGGTCGATAAAAACGGCCTTCAGCAAGAATTTGATAGCAGCAGCTTAAACAATGGACACATTGCAATTCTATTAGCTGTTTGGGCTAGTACGAAAATTGCCAAAGGCTTTTCAATTACTGAAGGGAATCAGTTTGAAGAAGATGCTGTAGATCCAACAATGCTTCCTTTTTCAATCTTTTAAGTAATGGTGTTTTTACGGTATGGCTTTGGCACCATTAAAAGAAATTCCCGAATGGTGGGAACTTTGTGAGCGTTATCGATACGACATCTATGCCTTCGCCGTAGAAGCATTAGGTGTCGAACCCACATGGCAACAAGAATTACTTTTTGAATCTATTGCATTTGATGGTAGCCGTACTTCAGTAGCATCGGGGCATGGTTGCTTTGGTAAAGGGACTTTAATCAAATTAGCCAATGGGGAATTTATCCCAGTTGAGCGTATTAATCTAAATCATAAAATTCTTGCTGCAGATGGTAAGACAGAACTAGATGTAATTAAAACAGTAACCGGTTATCAGGAAATGTTCCGGTTTGAATATGAGAATGGTAAAGCTCATACATTCAATAAATCACATATTCTTTGCTTAATTTCTTTATACGATGGTAACGGGTGGTCAAAGGGCGACAAGATTGAATTGCTTGTTTCTCAATATATGAACCTTAAACCTGAAAGTAGGGAACAGTTTGCATCTTATAGGCTTATAGATGGGGAACATAAGCCTTTAAAAATTACATCGGTTACTGAGCTAGGTGAAGGTAAATATTACGGTTTTGTACTCGATCCAGATCCATTTTTCTTGGGTGAAGATGACTTAGTACTTCATAACACTGGTAAAACGGCCAGTGCCGGTATTGTTGCCTTATGGCATCTCTTGTTTTTTGATGAATCCATCATGATGTTTACTGCTCCGCAGATTGGGCAGTTAAAGAAACAAGTGTGGAAAGAAATCAGTATCAATCTAGCACGATTGAAGCAAGGGCCTTTGGCTTGGCTTGCTGATTATGTTGGGTACCAATCTGAACTTGTATACATCAAAGGCTACAAAGAAAAATGGTATGTCTTTGCGAAGACAGCACCAAAACATCAACCTACAAACTTAGCAGGTAACCACGGCGATAACTACATGGTCTGGGTCGATGAGGCCAGTGGTGTAGATGATGCCGTACTTGATGTAGCATTTGGTGCCTTAACGCACGAAGACAACCGTGCAGTAATGACCTCTCAGCCTACCCGTAACGCGGGGATGTTCTATGAAACTCATCATAAGTTAAGTCATCGAGCAGGTGGGGTATGGATTGCTCTCACATTTAATGGTGAAGAGTCACCACTAGTTAGTAAGCAGTCCTTAGAAGAACAACGGCAAAAATACGGAAGCAGAGAAGATGCCCAGTATAAGATTCGTGTTCTAGGTGAATTCCCAGACTTATCAGACGAGTTCTTAATTACCAAGCGTCAAACTGAAGAAATGTATGTTGGCGCCAGTATTTTTGATGACCATCAATTCGGCTATGTCATTACGGTTGACGTTGGTGGTGGTGTCGGCCGTGACGATTCAGTAATTGTTGTTTCTAAAGTTTGGGGTGAATCGCAATGGGGAGAGCGCGCACGCCGTGTAGAAGTTGTAGATATTCCATTATGCAAAAACAGAGATGATATCTTAGAACTATTTGCAAAGATTAATGAGCTACTTTTACAGTACCCAAATGCTAACTTAGTTGTAGATGATAACGGGGCGGGTAAAGGTTTAGGCCAATACCTTAAAAAGCAAGGTATTTTCTACGTTCCTGTTTATTGGGGCTCACAATGTTTTAGTAATGACAATAGAAAAGAGTTTACAAATAAAAGGTCATTAGCTTATGTTGGCTTAGCTCGAGCAATCGCAAGTGGCCGTTTTAAAATAAAAACGAAGAAACACAATGTGAAAATTAAAGATCAGTTAATCCACGTTCCATACCGTTTTGATGACTTTGCTCGTTATAAAATCTTAAGCAAAGACGAAATGAAACGGATGGGAATTAAATCACCGGATATTGGTGATGCTTTTGCCTTCTTATTCTTAGAAAACGTTCATTACACTGAAGCTTACGAAACTGTAAATGTCACTGACGATACACCAGAAGGCCGTGAACAAGCTGAACGTAAGTCAAGATTCAGTGCTTTAAGAGAAGCTGCCGAAAAAGAAAATGATTAGTTTTGTGGAACTGCCCCCCACCGAACCTTTTTGCCGTAACTACCATAGATCAATAAATCATATGGGTGGGTTATGGCTATTAATTTCTTTTTAACTGACGCAGGTCGGAATGCATTAAATAAAGCAGGCGATGTTGCTAGCTTTGGTGGGGAGCTTACTCATCTTGCTGTTGGTACCGGCAAATTTGATGCATCAGTTGAAGCGAAAAACCTAACTTCTCTTAAAAATGAATTAGCCAGATTTTCGCTTAATGGTGGTGGTGTAGACACAGAAACTGGAACTTTGCGTTTTGTGATGAGTATTGAGCCAACTTTAACAATGGAAGTGTTTGAGTTAGGTATATATCTATCAGATGGCACTTTACTTGCAGTGGCGTCAACTACAGAAGTTCAATCAATCATGTCACTGCATGCAAACGTGGTTGCTATCGTTACTTTTGGATTTGTTTTAACTGACGTTAATTTAAAAAATGTAACTATAAAAATTGATCCAAATACTCCAATTGCAGTGATGTTGATGAACCAGCATAGTGCAGATGAAGACCCACACCCACAATACGGCGCGTTAATTCGTAAGCTCATGACTGAACATAATCAGCATGAGGATCCGCACCCCCAATATGCATTTGAAAAAGATGTAAAAGCCAAAGACGATGATTTACAACAACAGATTGATGATCTAGATCTTAGTTCCAAAAATTTGTTACAGCAGTTAATCGATTTCAAGAAAAACTTAGATGCTCAATATCCAAAATTAATTGGAGCAGGTGTAAATATTGGTAGCTCAGCCACAGTTGAACTAGGTGGCAAAGTTACTGATTTACGTGATTCAAAGTATGCAATCTATTTAACACCAGAAAGCCCACATGAAGCATGGAAGCTTACCCGTGCTGAAAAGGGTTTTTCATATGAAGTTTGGGACCGCTCAGGTCAAAACCGGATAGGGTATTCAGGTACTGTGAATTGGTCCGTTGTTCAGGTAGCTGCAGAAACACTAAACGATGGAAACGGCGATTACACAGTCCCAGGTGTTTATATCATTCCAATTCAACCGAAAGAACAAAAAGAATTCATTTTGGTTGGTGCTGGTGGTGCTGGTGGTGGCAGTGTCTGGGAGTTAGGAGCATTGGCACATGGGACCAGTGGAACAGATACACGCTTACGTTTAAATGAACTTGATTTGGCGGTTGTTGGCGGCGGTAAAGGCGGTACCAGTGGTCAGTGGTCGAATGGTAGTGCTTTCTCAAATGGTGCTGGTGGTTTAGCAGGTGTAATCACTGTGACATCAAACATAACCGAAATTTCACGCAAGCTTGGTAACGCTGGTACAGCTGCAAACCAAACAAACCACAAAGGCGGCGCATCAGTAAGTCCAGTATCAAACTGGGGTGCTGGTGGTGATGGTGCTAATGGTGTAGGTGATGATGGCTGGGCACTTGGTGGTGGTGGTGCAAGTGGTGGTTTACTCATTTGCCGATATGTGAATTCAACCGAAAAAACTCAGTATATGACTTTAGTTGTTGGTGAACCTGGTGTTGCAACCGAAAGTAATGGTAACACTGGTAAAGCAGGTACTGGTGGCTTTGCTCGTGTAAGTACTGTTAAAGCTTAAATAGGTAAAACAGTATGAGAAATGATTATCGAAATGCTATTAGAGACTTAATTCACCGGAATCTTCAACAAAATAATATTCAGAATCTGATTGTTTGGGAAATCAAAGACGATGAATCTCAAGATCCATCACTGTTGAGTTTGAAATTATATGGTTCAAGAAACCATATTGATGCAGTACTTGTGGCGTGTGGTGTGAACGGCGTTTGGGAAAAGTTACCTCTTAATAAGGTGGCTTTTCCAAGGCTTGTTGATCTTTTAAGACTTCAAAAAGAATACTTGCAGGATAATTAAAATGTCAGCATTCAAGCCAGATGATTTACGCCGTGCCCAGCTGCAATTAAACCAGTCTTTGCAAAATGGTGGAGTTCGTAGAGATCAACAGAGCCGCCAGCGTGCAGATAGAGAACAGCGGGCATTTGCAGAAAAAGAAATTGAATATGATGATTGGGGACGAAAGATCCCTAAACCTATGTTCTTGCGACCACAAGATATTGCCCAAGGGGAAAAATATGATGTCGAAAGGGTACTTTTTACAACATTAGGTCAGCGAAATGGAGAAGTACCACGGCGTATTACCCGTGATGATATCTTGGCATTTCAGGAAAACATTCAACTATTAAAAGATCAGTATAGTAAGGGTATTACCCCTCAAAACATCATTAATTTAAGCCGACAAGACGATATTGACCGGGCAAATGAGCAAATCTATTTGGCGGTTCCAGTAAGCAGAAAAGCTGGTTTAGTTCACTTGCTTACTAATGCCGGACCAAATAGTAAAGTTTTAAATCATCACGTTGAGATTGAGTTTTCTAACTTTAAATCTGTTGTTTTTGATATCGATAAACAGGCATTAAACACCGTCAAAAACCGCTTGGCTAAAGGCAAAATCAAATTTCAGTGTGATTGCGAACGTCATACGTTCTGGTACCGCTATATGGCAACTATTGGCGGTTACAATTTAGGACGTGATGAGGGCGGCTTTCCAAAGATACGTAACCCGCATTTATCCGGTGTGGCATGTAAGCATGTATTGCGCGTTGTTAAGTGGATTAGTTCACCATCTGGGATTGCCTACCTTAAAAAGGAAGTAGAGAAAGACCGTAAAAAACAAGTAGGTGCACGGTATAAGCAAACAGATAAGCAAATACAGAATTCAATTAACGAGCAAGTAAAGGATTTGATGAATGGTTCTGTTAAGCCAATCAAAGCCAATATCCAAAAAGCAGAAAAAGAAATGATGCGTAGAGCTGATAAAGTTGCCAAAAAGCTCTTAGAACGCGAATTAAAAACCCTCAAACGTTTTGAAGTGGAAACTGTTAGAGCGAGTCAAATTGAAAGAATTCAAGCCTTACATAAATCAGGCGCAATCGACAATGACATGTTAAATGTCTTTATGAAAGGTTTAAGTCGAAATGCTAAATAGATCAGTAAATCAAGTTGCAAATGGACGCCGTTTAGCAGCTAGACGCGTTGTTATGAATGCTCTAGCAAGTATTCCAGCGCAAATTTGGCGAAAAGAAGTAATTTTCAATAATCCAGCTGAAGATTCAAAACCTTTAGATCCTCTTTCTTTTGAAGCGAACACTTTATCGATTCAAGATGAACCCAACTACAAGTATGAATATAAGGGCGCTGCTTATGTTCATTTCGATAAATTTAATGGTGGTTATATTCAAAAGAACTTCTCAATGAATAACCCCTCAGATTTGGTATTAACTGCTCAAGTAGAGCCATTTAATGATGAATTAGAAGATGTATTGGACAGGATAATCAACATCCCAGATTTGATTCTTAAAGAAGGGGATCTTTTAGGGTTAATGATTTATGAAAATTTAATGTTGTGGTTTGAGATTGTGAATATAACTGGTTTTAGCCTCATGGCAGATTTTGGCAGTAAGTATGTTTTAAACCGTAGAGATGATTTGTTTATTTCACCTAATGGTGATGGAGAGAGTTAATGAGTTATTTAGTTTTTAATGTAAAAGGGAAAAAGACAGGGGATATTGATATAGCTGAGCAATGTACTTCTGCAATTTTCAATTACCAGGTGATCGGGAACGGGGCAGAAGTAGAATTTTTCGGAAGTAATGTTCCTTCTGCTGATCCGCAAAATGATTCACACTGGGTGCCTATTCTTTCTTTAACAGCTGCTGCACCAGATACCGAACCATTTAGACAACATTGCTGGGATAAGCTCCGTTATAAAGTGAAAGCAGGTGATAATGTGGAGATTTATGTTTCAAGTGGTGTAAGTGGATAATTAAATGCCCTAAAATCTAGATTTTAGGGCATTTTTTTAAACTTATTATTCTGATGCAAGAACGGTTGCTCCATGTATTGCATAGCCATTCTTATTTATTTGATTAAGTATTTCATCAGTAGCAGCGATTAATTTTGAATTAGTTACAAGATCAATGTTTGTTTTAAAAGTTTTCACTACTTTATAATCTTTATCTATCTCTTCTATATTTAACTTATTAACATCAAAACCGTTTGGAACTGTTAAATATTTTGAAGAGTGTGAAGCTGATTGATAGATATCTACTAACATATGATTTCCTATAATGATTAATGGAATAAAAAAGTTAATTACAGTTATAAATAAATTGATTACTTAACTGAATAATAATTTTGATCTATTTATATGGGGCCAACTTATAAAAGTATCAAGAAAAGTTTTGGAACTAGCATAAATAAGATTAAAAACCGCATGCCATCCTTTCCTTATCTTAGATAGAAAGCCAAAGGCTGGTTTAAAATGACTGTGTTATCAGACGAAATTCGTAAAAAGTATGAGGCTCAACAAATTGCTACAGCTCAGTGCCGAAATTACTATTTCAAAAGTCCTGATGAGCTTGAAAATGGGTTTGATAGTGCACAAACAGCGGCAGAAGAGTACCCAGAAGTATTAAAAGCAATTTTTGATTCAATTGGCATCGAATATGCGCCAGAAGTTGATAAAGCTGTGATGTTTGGGGTATCACAATATCAAGCACGCCATGGCGGTGATTTACCCCATCCTTCAATCATTGCAGCTGCGTTAACTGCTGGTTTAAGTGGTGCTAAACAAGCTGGTTCTTTGCCTACTGATACCATTAGCTATTATGACAGTATTAATGAATCTGGATTTGATGATGTAAATCACCAGCATCATGAATCTGTAAGTATCGTCCCAGCGATTACTGTAGCAACTATTGCAAACGTTATCGCTTATGCAACGCCAATTGTTGCAATGATTCCAAACTCTAATGGTTCAAATGAAGTACCGTTAGTATCTATTCGTTTTGTCACCAATCGTGATTTTGGTGCAATGAAGAAATCAGAATACTTAGACGGTGCAAATGCCTCAAAGCCTTATGTAGAGGGCCGTTTACGTTTTGCATTGTCAAATGGTGGTGCGGGTACAACCTACTCAGTGGTAGCACGAACTGGCTATGAAGATTTCAAGGCAAAAACGCCAGATGTAAATGCGAAGTTACTGCCGTTTATTGCTGGTAATGTTTCAATCAAAATCAACGGTAAAGAAGTTGCGCATACTCGAAACCGCAGTAAATCAAAATTTTCAGGCAAGATTTCTGCTATTGCTGAAAAAAGCGTAATTGTAAACGGCGTAGAGTATCGTGTTGTTGGTAGTGAAATTGACCTTTCTGCTAGCAAAATTAGCGTGACCTTAAATGAAGCTTTACCAGCTGGTGCTAAAGTTGAAGTTCATCTCGTAGCTGATTTTGATGCGCGTGATGGTAACGGTAACTTCTTAATGACGCCTGTAGGTGTTGATTTTGAACCTGAATATGAAAATTTGGTGGCTTCACCAATTATGGCACAGGTTACCGCAGCAACTTTATTGCAGACTCAGTTGAATAATGAACTCAAACTCGGCTTCTTAGGTCAAGCTTTGGCAATTATTCAGGGTAAAGTTTTCTTGGAACAAACGGTCCGTCTTTTAGGTGAAGCAAAAGATTTGGCTGAATACTCAGGCCATGAAATTACTTTTGATGCTTCTCGTGGTGTGACTGGTAAATTAGCAGCAGCGTTTAATACCACTGGCGATCTGTTTGGCGAAGTAATGAAGTTTATTTCTGCTGCAAAAATGGATATTAATCAGCGTACTGGTGGCTCTACTGTTGCTTACGATTTGTATGTGGGGGATAGTGGTGCAGTATTCTTTAACCAACTATCTAGCGATAAGATGCCGACAAAAACTGGGTACTCTGCTGGATATGGGCAAATTGTTCGTATTGGTAAACTTGCAGATGGTACAAACGTTTACCACGCACCGTCAGCACAAGAGCTTGTAGCTGAAGCAGATACAGCATTTGATATGCTTTTAGTTGGTCGTGGGAATGAGCCAATTCGAGCGCCGTTTGTTGGGTTTATTCAAACCCCACTCTCAGTTATTGAAACACGTCCAGATGCACGTGAATCAGTACTTACTTTAATTGGCTCTCAAGCTGCAGAAATGAACCCATTGGATCGATACGCTGACCAAAGCTATGTCATTCACTGCATCAATATGCCATCTCTTAAAAAATCGTAAGTAATACAAATTAAGGCGCATTTCGATGCGCCTTTTCCCTTATTTATTGAAAGGAAAATCTCATGGCTGCAGCAACACAAAACACTGACGAAACTTTAGCTTCAACTGACGAACAAGCGACTATTAAACCAAAAAACACACGTAATAAAACCAATAAAACTACAGAAACACAGAATACCCAAGCTGGTGATGAAAAAGCTTCAGACCAAGGTGATTTGTTAAATAGCCAAGGTCCTGAAGACGGCGCTTCCCAAGATGAAGGTAAGAAACCTACTGATTTGAAAAATGGCGATTCAGATAATGAAGATTCCAGTACTAAAGATAATGGAAATTCAACTGAATCATCAAATAAGACACAACAAACTGATATTCCCATGGCCGAACATCAAATTGTGGAAAATCTTTCTGGTTCTACCATTAGTAATGTTGATCCTCTAGTTATTAATGTGACTAATAACGGATTTTCAACTGTTTTAGAACCGTTATCACGTGTTGCTATTGAGGCAGGTAAAATAGCAAGTATTACGTGTCATAACCAAACATTTAAACATCAAGTACTGGAAAACTTACGTCAGTTGAAGGGGCTTGGTAAGAATCTAACTGTTGAGTAACAAGATGACTATTTTCATTATTGATGGCACGAACCCAATTATGGATGCTGTAGGTGATCAACCAACTGAACGAAGTATTACACTTCAAAATAACGGTTTAAGTGACATTACTGAACCATTTACACAGGTTTTGGTACAAGCAGGTCAAAAGGTTACATTCACATTGATCGGTGACGAAGCTCATAAACAATTGCTAGATAATCTAGATCAAATTAATGGCTTGAAAGGTAATGTACTTCAAATTGTACCTACTGAGGCAGAAGAGCCAACAGAACCTGCTAGCGGATTATAAAATTTAGGAAATGAAAAACCACTTTCGAGTGGTTTTTTTTCATTGGAACTAGCCAGAAAATCAAAAACTCCCACGGCTCAAAATACTTAAAACAAATAGCCTTGGGCGTGTAATGTAATGAATATACTTGCTCTATCAAGTACAGGTGAGCTATCCCTTGTAGCAGGGGACAGTCCATCACTCAAATTAGAATTTGATACATACAGTTATCTTGCAAGTGCAGAAATCAATGTGGCCTTTTTTGCGAAAGTTTCAAGCCCACGTGGACCTGCAGATATTTCTATGCGTTTAGAAATACGTGATGCGGTAACTGGTGACCAAATTGTTACTGTTCAGGGATTAGTAGATGGAGACATTGAAAATTCCGCTTCTATTGTCGCTGTAGCTGATGCGAAAGAATATTTCGAGCGATTTGATTTATCGTTAGGTATTGATGCGTTACAAGCAATTCTCAAATCTAATGCTTATAACGAATCAAATAGCTTAGGTCGTGCATCAAAAACGTTGGCATTGGAAGACGAATCGTTACCGTCATTTAATCCAGATGAACTATATAAAATTCTGACAAGCCAATTAAGCACACCAGCATATCTGACTTTACCAAATCCTCATGATTTACCAATTTATGTTGCGGCTCAACGTGCAGCTACAAAATTACGTATTCCTTTGGATGCTGAAATCAACCCAACTTTTACAGCTGAGCAAGCAGCTCAATTTGCGACAAGCGTAGATGCTCAATCTCAGTTTGTTCAATTCATTTGGAGCCCGAACCTTTGCCGCTCATCTGATGCTGTCACGCTAAGAGGTCGAAAGGTACCAGCTTATTATTTGGGCCATTACATCGGCGATAAATTATTACGTAATGCAAAGTTAAATAAACAAGGCTTTGCGCCGTTAAAAAATGCAGTAGCTTGGAAAGATTATCCCTTTACAGCAAAAAACTTAAGCCAGATGCCGAATATTGATCTTGAAGATGAACAGACTCAAGAAATGTTGGCTAAGGCTAAAGTAAATGTAGTTCGCCCAGTTAAGTTTGAAACTACATTATTTGTATTAAGTGATGTGCTTACCCAATACCAAAGCAAAAATAGTGCTTTGCGTTTAGTTCCGGCCGCGGAGATTTCGGCTCGAGTTACGAATAAATGTATCGAGATCCTACGGACTTATATGTTCCAAGCTACACCGGACTATATCAAAAAAGCTGGTGATGACATCCAAGAGTTTTTAGAAGGTGCTTCTAGTGAAACAACCGGTTGGTTGCAACCGGCTGAAGATCTAGGGGGTAAACCTTTTGAGTTCAGTTTAATACCTGACAAAGACTATCCATATGAGCGTGTACGACTCTATTTAGCCCATGGAGTTGTTGGTACAACTCGTGCCGCAATTTTTGATGACGACGTTTTAGTTAAATAATTTTATTAAGGATCTATCAAGATGAATCCATTTGGCCCCACTACTGAAAAACCATTAACTTTACGTGCTTTTGATTCAGCAGCGGAGAATATTTCTACCGTTGTAAGTAAGGTTTCAAGTACTGATCGAGAACAGCAATCTGTGATTGAACAAGTACGACAAATTGCTCTGAACATTCTATCCGATACGGTAGATACAATCAGTGAAGGTAAGCTTGAAGAAGGTGAACTGGGCGTTGATCATTTAGACGCATTAATTGTCGATGCATTAGATGGTGCAGATGATGAAGAAGGAATCTATGAAAACGCTTTAATGGCTTCTCTTTCCGATGCTTTCTTAACATTTGGCGTTGACGCTTCTGATATTGAAGAGATCTTTAGTGATGATACAGAAGTTGCTGATGCGGCGTTAGAAGCAGCAGCCAATACAGTTCTTGCTAATATGCCAGACGATGGCCCAGAACTTGAAGAACTGGTTCGAGAGTTTATTTTCGGTGAAGCGGATGAAACTGAAGAAGGTTTCGATTCAATGGCTAAAAAAATTAAAGCTCGAAATGGAGCATTTAGCCAACGGAAAGTAAATGGGCGAAAAATTCACTACCGTGGTGTGCTGGCTATTCGTCAAGGTGTCAAAACCGTTGTGAATAAACGATTACCTGGTCAAAAGGTCCGTTTAACTTCAGCACAAAAAGCTGGAATGAAAAAAGCTAGACTTCATGCTTTTACTGCGAATGCAATCAAAAAGCGTTTACGTTCATTCAAAAAAGGTAAACGCTTAGGTATTTACTAATTACTCATAGGTAAGGTCATTTTTTGGCTTTACCTATAATCCATTTAATTAAGGAAATACTCATGAATACAACTCAAATCATAGGTGAAGCGCCTGGTATTCAATATCAGAAAAAAACTGATAAAACAGAAACAAAGACCAATCAATCATTAACTGACACAATTATTATTGGTCGTTTTATGCGTGGGCGTTTTGATGCACCGATGACAATACATAAGGGTAATATCCGTGGTGAACTTGGTTATGAACCAAATAATCCTGATTATCGTTGTGTCCAAGATGCGCTAGATCGGGGTGTACCTTCATTACAGGTTCTGCGAGTACCACCAAATATTGGATAAGTTCTAAAAAGAAAGCCAGCTGTATAGCTGGCTTTAATATAAGGGGAGTTCCAGTAGGAACGTCTTAATTTAATGATATGCCCTTTCAGTTCACAGGTTCAAAAGGAAAGCGTTTTAATACTTTGCCAAGCTCAAGTACTTCATCCTTATGAAGAAACTCCCATAGCCCATTAAACTTTTCGCGTAGTTGCACGACATTAATGGGCGTGTGGTGTAGAGAATATTGCTGTACTGAAAGAGCGCCGTTTTCCTGAATCGAAATCCAGAAGTTTTTCGGACCTTTGGGAGATTGATACTTTAGCTTCTCACCTACATGCTGTGCTATTTCATAAGCTAGCGGATTTTCTAATGCTGGATACCGTGCAGCGAGATTATCTACAAATTTTTCTAAACGTTTAAGTGTATCTGTTTCGGTTGGGCCTAGCTCATGAAGTGGTATTGTCTCAAGATACTGCTTCGCATCATCAAAATGGATTGAAAGCAATTGGCTATATTTAGCAATTCCAAAGTGGCGATTATGACGTATCCACATAGAGGCTCTTAAACTTCGATCTTTTCCTGCACGACGATCGACGATTGCATGTAAAGCATGCTGTTGTTCAGGTGAGATAGCTTTTCTATGATTGATTACTTGGCCTTTTGTCCAGTAATTCCATAAGACATCATCACATTCGTTTTGGTACATGATGACAGTGTCACGAAGTTCAGGTTTTACTTTGTTAGGACTGATGGTGGTGAGCCAAGCAAGAAGTTTTCTTAGTGGTATACAAACCATTTCCTGTAAGTCGCCAAGAGTAGGTATAACGATTTTCGTTATACCCCATCGTTGAGGATTGGCATTCAGTTTTGCTAATTGAGACTGCCAAGCTAACCCCATACCCTCAACAATAGGCTTCATGGGTGTATATGGCTGACCATCATGTTCCACCAAGTACAACTCAGCATTGTGGAAAGGTACGGTGATTTGAGTTAAAGTAGTCATGTCTAATTTCCTCTTAGAGATTGGATATAACCCCTTGTTTACTTTGATCGGTACAAGGGGTTCTTTTTATCAAGACCATATCCTGTCCTGATGAGTTAAATATAACAACTATTAAATATAATAGCAATTACGAGTATTAATAAAATTATATTTAATAGCAATTGTTCTTGTGATACACTGAACTAAATATTTTTTGGTATATCGTGATGGTTGAAAAAAACAATGTCGCAACTTTGCGAGAGCAAGCTGGTATGACAGTTTATCAATTAGCTAAACAATGCGGATTTATATCAAATAATCATGTGCTTAATAGGTATATAAAAGATGCAGAAGCAGGAAAACACATCAGTGTTTATCGTGCCTTACTCATTTACACCGAACTAAAAAAAGCTGGTGTATGCGAGAAGTTTGAAGATGTCTTTTGGCTTGAATGTGATGATAAAGATATCGAAAACTAAAATATTTTTCTTGTGGAGTTGGAACTAACTAACTTCTAAGCTTTCCTCATTGTAAATAATGGCTTTATTCAATGAATAGGGTCATTATTATGTCCAAAGCTTTAGCTTATGCACCGGCAGTAAATACAGCTAGAACAAAGTTGCCCAGTACTGAATCAGATCCTTTCTATTTTAGGCACATTACAAGAAAATCAGTTATTATGAAAATCATAACAACTTGATTAACTATTTGTTTTAACTTAACAAACTGAGAAGCCCAATCTAAGCCAATGCCATCAACGATATGCTTCATGGGTGTGTATCGGGGTGTACCTTCAGTACAGGTTCTGCGAGTACCACCAAATATTGGATAAAAAGCTGATTTAAAAAGCTACCTTTTAGGGTGGCTTTTTTATTAAGACCTATTAAGTGGTTGTTAAACAGGTCTTGAAACAGATCTTCAAATTGTTTATATTGAGTTAACCCTGTAGCAAACTTAACTTTCTGAGGACGGTTCTAATCAATTGGCTACAAATTGATGTAGGACACATCAAATGAGAAACGTCATGAACCACATAATCCATAGTCGATTTGTGGCTAGTGTTTCTGAATTAAAAAAGAATCCTACAGCAGTTGTACAAAATGCTTTTGGCGAAGCAGTAGCTATTCTGAATAGAAATAATCCAGAATTCTACTGTGTTCCGGCAGCAATGTATGAACGCATGATGGATCTAATTGAAGATCAGGAACTAATTAAACTAGCCGAGCAAGTTGATACTGACGAAACTGTGAAGGTATCTATTAATGAGTTACGAGCTAGAGTTCTCAAAAACAGCTCTTAAAAAGTTTGACAAACTTAACCCACAAATCGCTGAGCAGTTTATTCGTAAGCTGGAAGCAATCCTAGATAACCCTAAGATACCGAAGAATAAGCTGAGAGGATCAGTTGATCTATATAAGATTAAACTGAAATCAGCAGGATACCGCCTTTTATATCAAGTCAAGGATGATGTAGTCGTAGTTCTTGTTCTTGATGTAGATAGGCGAGATGTTATCTATAAACAGATGTGATATAGCCCGCTTTTGCGGGTTTTTTATTAATATAAAGTCAGTTTTCTAAAATGGAACTGATTAAAAACCAATAGCAAAAACATCCTTAATCTTGTTGCATAAATCTGCATTTTGAGCATCAAAATTATGCAACAATCTAATCCGATTTTACTAAATCAGCTTAAACAAGATTACATTGCTCTACAGCAACTTGGTTCACCATTATTAGCGTGTCAGGGGATGTTTGTTCCTCGTGGCATGGAAGACCTTCGCTTCTTATTTAAAAGTTGCCCACGGCCAATTGTGAGTAATGAAGATCCAGCAGAAGTTCAATATGCGGGTGGATTTACTGGAATTGTTGCTGGTCCCCCGAAAACCCATTACACAGGCAACCTTCAAATCCTAGTAACTGAAGCAGGGCATGATCAACTATTAGCTGAATATGTCGTAGCTAGTGGTGGAATCATCCATGGTGATTATTACGATGGCCGTTTAGGTAGTTTTACCCGTTCTTATGCACTTGAAAACTGTGCTATACGCTTTGAGTCAGCTGAGTATGATTCAGATAGCCGATCTCAAGTTATGACAGTTTCTTGCCCAATCGACTATAACTACTTTGGTAGCTTCGCAAACATTGGTACCAACGGCAGTATTCAGCCGGGTAAAAAAGAAATTGATGGTACAGCTGAACTTGTGAATCGCGTTCAGCAGGTAATCAATACTGCTCAACAAGCTGTACGCAACTCAACGATTAATGCGACATCACGTACATTAGGCAATCTTTTCGGGTAATGGCTATGAAGTTATTACCTGAATCTGAAGGGTATGCTGTAGTTGCTGGTTCTATCCAGCAACTTTCAGAAGAACTCTATAAAGAATATCAATTATCGGGCTATTCAATTTTGCTTGATGATATCGTGAAAGCATTTTTAGATGAGGCAAAATATTATGCCGGATGGGCTGTTTTAGATTGTCAAACTAAAGCTACCACGAGTATTGAACTGAATGAAACTATCGAACTTAGCGGTGATGAGTACGTAATCATCCAACCTTTAGTAAAAGCTCACTGTGATCTTTTGCAAGCTAGATTGGTTGAAGCTACTCGTGGGCTCGGAGTCGAAAGTTATGGGCTATCTGTATCAGAAGCTCAACAGAACTATAATGAAAAGAAAGACGCTTTGCCTAAACTTGCGTTTTGTATGGCCCCAATGAGTTTTAATTTTAACTTGGGGAACCGTTAATGCAAATCACCATTGTATCTGCGGGTAAAATTATTCCAGCGTCTGAGCTGATTAGTGCAACTTTAAGAACTGATCTCGTACCTATTCCCGCATCTATTGAGTTCACAGTTCAATCTACTACTGAATTAGACTCCCTTTTAAAAGAAGGGGAGCTACTTACTGTAAATGACATATCTCATCCTTTCGAACTTATCAAAGTTACCCCTCTAAAAACTCAGACTATTAAACAAGATCGGCGAGTAGGTGGCATCTCATGTATTGGTATTTTGGCTGGTTGTAAAAGACTTATCGAATATTCAAAGCAAGCAATTATTAGTAATGAAACTTCTTTTAATTCAGTAATTCGAGCTTGTGGTGCAACGATCAGTCTGGGCAGTGATTTACCTTTGCCTAAATTTGTTTGTTTAAAGGGTAGTATGCCTACACAGCGCTTGGCTCATTATCTGCAACAAGAAGCAGCTGTAATTTGCTTTCAAAATAATAAAGTGTCTGCTCAAAAAATTGATTCTTTCTTCAAAAAGGAACCTATCACAAAACTAGATCCTAGCAGTGTCGTTTGGATATCAAGTAAACCTTTGGAACTGATGCAAAAATCATCTTTTGTCACAGTTGAGAATAACGGTTCAACGGTTGTTGGTGATGACTCAATAACCCCAGGCCACACTGTGACGCAAAGAGCTGGTTTAGATGCCCGACAAGTCAAAAACTTGGAAAAAGTTTTGATTATGCGTGGGACCATTATTAGACCACTAAATTTGAACTGGAATGCAGGCGATATATTTGAAATAGATAGTAAGAAGTATGTCGTTTTAACTGCTGCACATCATATAGATACAGGCGCAATCGGGGGATCAATGGGGACTTCATCAAAGTTCTGGATTGCTAATTTGTAGGTCAAATATATGAATGGTTTAAAACGTGCAAAGATTTTAAGTTACAACGCAAAAGGTCGTACTGCACAAGTACACATTCATGGTTTAACTGATGGCGCGAGTGAAGGAATTACAGCAACTTTTGCTTATCCAGTCGGCGATAGTGATTTAGATACAGAAATTCAAATTGTGGATGGGGAAGACGTCTATGTCTTCTTTGAAAATGGTAATGAAGAACGTCCAGTAATCCATAGTTATGTCAGTCACGGAGACGGCGCGATTGTAGGTGTGCGCCGTATTCGACAAGACAATATTGAATTTATCTCTAAAGAAAATTTAAAAGTAGATTCTGGCACAACCGTTTCGATCAAAACGCCGTTAATGAATGTACAAGCTAATACTCAACAAACTGGTAATAGCACATTAACGGGAAATAGCACTGTAGTGGGTAATACTTCAGTTGCGGGCAATAGTGCTGTAGCGGGTAGTATGGCCGTTGGCACAACGCTTACGGTTGCGGGTGTGCCTATTGACCCTAAAGCTATTGAGGGTGCATTTAAAGACGCTCTTGATAAGTTAGAAGGGCTTAAGGACGAATTAAAAGAACAAGGGGAAAAGATTGAAAATAACGAGCAAGCTAATCAAGCGATTGAAGAAAAAGTAAAAGAAGTAGAAAAGTTAATTGAAAATATTAAAGATTCTGATGCCTATAAATTGCTTGAAGAAGGTATTAATCACATCGATGAAGAAGTGCAAAAAATACATGATCAAGTAAAAGAAGTTGGTCAAATTGCACAAAGTAAGGTTGATGAAGTAAGAGCTTATATTGATCAAGAAATTATTGATACTAAACAGATTATTGAGCAGCATGTAAGTGATGCCAATATTCGTTTAGATGAAGCAAATCAACGTATTGATCAGTCTATTCAAGCGAATGAAGCGCTGGTTGCAGATGCTCAGCAACGTGCAATTCGTGCTGAAAAAGAACTCGATGACAAAATCGGATTTATTAAAAGAGAAACAGATTCAATCATTGCTGATGTAAGAAGTGATTCAAATGAAATTCGGTTAGTTGCAGAAAACGCAAAAAAAATTGCGGATCAAGAAGTTCTGGACCGTAAAAAACAAGCAGCTGACACACTAAATGTTATTGATCAAACTAAGGCCACCTTAAAACAAGACATTGATCAAAACTTAGTTAAAGCTGGTCAAATGATTGATGACGCTAAATTAGCATTAGGTGAAGAAACTAATACACTCATTAATCAAAAAATTGAACCGGTTGTAACCGAAACTGAAGCTGCAGTTAAAAAAGTAGATCAAATTGCAGCTCAGTATATTGATCTTGATAAGAAAGTTGATTCTGGTTTTCTAGCTGAAGCTGAAGCACGTGCAAATGATAAAGAGGCTTTAACTCAAAGTTTTGAGCTTAAGTTTGCTGAAATGCAAAACGAATTCGGTAAGTCAAACGCTCTAATTTCAGAAGAAATAAAAACTCTAGCAGCTCAAGATAAAGCGTTTACTGAGCAAATTAGCACCGCACAATCACAAATTGGTGACAACAAAACTGCTATTAACAAAGTCGAACGTACTGTAAGTGATTTGAATCAATCTATTGCTGAGAAAACCTCACAAATTGAATCTACTCTTAAAAACTCACAAGAACAAATAGAAGGTAATGCCGCAAACATCGAAAAAGTAGAATCTTCAGTGAAACTTGTTGATGAGAAGGTTGTTTCAGAAGCAAAAAAACTTGAAGAACTAAAAACTGACTTTAATTCGAATAAAACTAAAACAGAGTCGGATATAGCAACAATTGCTCAAACAGTTTCTGATGGTGATAAAGCCTTATCTTTACGTATCGACCAAACGAAAGCAGCTTTGGAAGAAGCTGATCGGAAATCTAATGCAAATATTTTAGAAGTTACTGAGTCACTTACCGAGTTGGAACAGTCTACTGCTTCGAAATTTAGTGAACTTGATACAAGTATCTCTAAAGAAAACTTAAAGTTACAAGGGCAAATTACTGATGTTCAAAAAAGTGTTTCGACCTTAGAAAGTAATACAAATACAAGCATAAATGGCCTTTCATCATCACTTAAAACTACTGATGATCTTGCAAATCTGGCTTTTGATAATGCAGCAGAAGCGCAGCAAACAGGAACAACGGCGGTAAAAGCTACCGAAGCCCTTTCTCAAAATTTATTAAGTCTAAAATCTCAAACACAAGTAACTTCTGGGGTACGTGCAGTCGTTACGACAAAAGGTATTGATGACTGGACACGTTGGCGTACCACTGCAGAAGCGAAAGTAATTCAAGATTCTGATGCACTAGGTGGTTATATTCTTGAGCTTGGGAATAATGCTGATAATGATGAAACATGGGTTCATTGGAATGAGTTTGTAAAGATTAACCCAGATACACTTTATCGGGTTCGTGCACGTTTCCGCCGTGTAACCGGTGAAAATGGATCTATTTATCTTGGTGTTGCATGCAAAAATGCAGACCAAAGTAAATACGTAACGACTACAAACACCCTTGCAGGAGATATGGGTTCTTCTAACTACTTATTGTCGGCCATTAAACCTAATTTAGGTGAGTGGCAAGAAGTAGTTTTATACATGAAGGGTAAGTCTACTGGGGCAGCAACTGGCTTAGGGACAATTGATAATCCGCGTACTTTCCCCGCGCAAGCTGAATTTTATGCCCCAATCTTTATTGCAAACTACAACTTCCAGACAGGAATTTGTCAGCTTAATTACATTATTGTTGAAGATAACAACTCATTAGCATCAGCTAATGATGCAACTGCAACAGCAAATGATTTATTCAAAACAGCAACTAACAGAACAGAAGCTGAAGCTGAAAGGACCAGTAAGCTTGAAACAAGAATGCAGAATGCAGAAACAGGTATTCAGAGCAATGCTCAAGCTTTATTGAAAACAGCTACAAAGAGTGATCTCGAAAGTGCAATGGGCCGTGTATCGACTGATATAACAGCTGCTGTAGATAATTTAAAAATCGGTGGTGTTAATGCTGTTGCTAATTCAGAAGCTCCTAGAACATCGACAGCTACAACAAGTCGTGAATACTTAATGTATGAACGAAGCAAAGAGTTAAAAGTTTTTTATGACGAAAACTTAGATAAGCCGGTTACCATTTCATTTGAAGTGAGTGTACCTGTTGCCGGTTCGGTTCAGGTTTACTCATCTAATGGTTCTGCCCACTTTTTCACAACTTCAGTTACAGTAACTAAAGCAAATGAATTTCAAAAATTTGCAGTGACGGTTTTTCCTAAATTAAACACTGACAGTTCAACTGAATCTACAATTGAGTTTTACGGTACATATGGCTCAGGCCGAATTCCAACAATTCAAAAATTACAGATCGAAGCCGGCAATAAACCTACAGCATGGAGCCCAAGCCCTCGGGATACGCAAAGCTCATTAAATGCTAATGCAGAAGCGATTAAGATCACTCAAGCGGAAGTTAAGAAGCACGGCGAAACATTGTCTTCTCAAAGTTTAGATATTTCTAAGCTTAGAAATGATCTAAATTTAACTAATAATGAAGTAAATAAAAAGGCTTCGTCAGAAGCATTGGAAGCAACGAAATCAGATGTAACAGAACAAGCTGGACAGATTAAAGCAGTTACAGAGCAAGCAACAGCACTCTCTGCAAGTTTGAGTAGAGCCGCAGCTGCTGGTTCGAATTTGCTTATCCAGTCAAATGTTGCGGGTAAATATAACGGAACTTCATATCCTCATCTTTCATATAAGCTAGGCGAGGATTGGGAGGTAGGCGCAAAATACACTTTAATGTGGTGTGCCGAACATCAAAGAAATGGTGCGGATACAAACTCTAATTTGGCAGTTTATGCTGGGGGAGGTCAGCAAGCCTTACAATCCGTTGTTAATACAAATGGCAAAGTTATTAATAAAATAACCTTTGTTAAAAATAATCAAGTTATTGAAAAACGTGCTTTAAATTTTTACATGATTAACAGTCCTACTGCTGCTCAAGGTTCAGTCGGAACGGTTTATTGGGCAGTGCTTGTCAGGGGTGACTTAATCACTACTGAATCGTGGATCCCCAGTGCTTATGACTACAACGCTGCAGTAGACCAAGTTAATGCAAACTTTAATGATTTCAAACAAACATATGTGACTGAAAAGGAGGCACTAACAAAGAGAACATCAAGTCTTGAAACTGGACTTTCAAATGCTGAAAAAAATATCGACAACACCGCAAAAGCACTGCAGAACTATGCAACCACAGCAAAGTTAGACGAAGCTACAGCAAATCAAACTAATCAGCTTAATGCTCAAATTAAAAATGTTAAAGCATCTATTGAATCTGCTAACGATAGTGACTCTTTACTGCCAGATTTTAATTTAAAAAATCCTGACGATTGGATTAATTACTATAGTTATGATTTGAAAATCCACTTTAAAACAACAATTACAGGAAAAGTTGGCAATACCGTATTTAGAAAAGATTCATCGAATCAAGCAGGATGTTGGATATATAGCCGCAAAGCTTTACCGACAAATCGTTCTTATAAAGTTAGCTTTTGGGTTCGCCGAAGTGCAGATTCTACAGGTGATTGCAGCATTACGGCTATGTATGGCAAAGCAGATGGTAGTTTTTCAAATGCTACAATCACTGCATCAGTGATTGCTTTAAATAGAATTCCAGCAAACGAAGAATGGGTATATATCGAACAGGTTGTAACTTTTAATACTCATCCACAAATGAAGTTAGGTTTTGCACTTGGACACAATGGCAGTGGCGGTTGGTGGGAGTTACAAGCTTATCGGGTAAATAGCGTTTTAACAGACAAAGATGTAGACACATCACTTGTTCGCGCTACACAACTACAAAATTATTCGACTACTGCTGACACCAATAAAGCTGTTGCCACAGCTACAGATGCCTTGGAAGCAAAATTTAAGCAGAAGTTCGGGAATTTATGGACAGATAGTTCAGCAACACTGGATAGCACCCGTTATACAAAAGCAGAAACAAATAAAGCTATTGCTGAAGAAAGTAAAATTCTAAAAGCAACAATTTCGTCTAGTGGTGGAGACAATTTAATCAAGAATGGTGATTTCTATGCGCCTTTTTCAATCTCTAACTGGCGTCAGAATGCTGGTGTTGAAGGTAATGTTCTAGAAGTTTTTAAGGATGCTTATGGCGCAAACTGGGGGAGATTCCGCTCTACGAATTCGTCTACTTATTTTAAAGGTTTTATAGAGTCAATTACGATAGCTGATGGTTTAGAAATTAATCAAACCTATACGTTGTCACTTAAAGCCAAAGCTCTAACTGCAGCACAAAAAACTTTGCTTTTAATCATCCATAGATATGATGGTACTGGTAATAACCAGGTTGTTAATGAATGGAATATTGCAACAGATAAAGAAGCATTATGTACTTATACTTTTGATACAAATATCAACAACTTACAATATATTAATATTATCCTATGTGCTCAAGTAGGGTATGCTCCTGATTTCTTAATTCGTGAAGTTCAATTAGAGAAAGGCGAGTTAGCAACAGGATTTAGAAAAAATCCTCGTGAAATTGAGAAAGGTTTAGAAGCTAATTCATTAGCAATTACAGGCACTAAAACAGATGTTCAGAAAAATTTAGAAAAGATCCAAGTACTAACTGAAAATTATACAACTCTTAAATCAACTGTTGATACGAATAAATTAACAGTTGATGGGAAGTTTCAGGAAATAAACTCTACAATTAGTGATAATCAACAAAATATAACCCAATCAATTAATAGCTTGGATTCTAATTACAAGCAGTTAAATCAAGATCTAGGACAAGTCTTTAATTACAGAGTTTATTCTTCAGGCTGGAATAATGATTTTACTGGAATCAAGAACTTAAAAGGTGAGACTATATCTGTAGCTTCTAACCGCGGCTTTTCTGTGCATGTTTTAGCAGCAGATGGCTCGATTGCAACCTCTACGAGATACGATACATATGCTGACCCAGCTAATGCAGTAGCAATGAGTAATGCAATTCAGTCATTACCTCAAAATACTTTTGTGATTATCACTAACTATGATTACATTGCAATGAATTTGAATAGTGTAAAACCAGCATTACTTTCATTAGGCGCAAATCAATTTACTCTAGATCAGATTACAGGCAGAGATGCTTATATTTTAATTGGGCAGAAGGGAATCGGAGCGGGAAGAGGTATTGAACTTCATGCAACTCCTGACTCTGGTCTGAATGGCGCAAAACAGATTATGGTTGCTGTTCAGGTCGTTAGTGGTATTCCATTAGGATTAGCTAATAACAGTGGTAATTTGCAAAAAGTTTTGGAAAATCATGCTCAAATTTTAAGTCAAAAAATTACTCGATCTGATGCTAAAGAAGTATTTGCAGAGGAAATAAAATCCTTTTCAGCAAAACTAGATACTATTCAATACGCAGAAGATAATTGGATTTTATTAGGTGATGAAACTAAAACATTAAATGTTTCAACAGGCACAAATCAAACTTTTCCAGTCTGGGAACTACAATATAAAATTAAAGAACTACCAATCGCTAAAGGTGATCCTGTAGTTATACGAATCAAATATAATGCTTCGGCAGGTCTAATTGGTGCAGTTTGTACCATCCAATTTCACGGCGCGGTATATGGGCTTGGTTTACCATTATTTACTGTTCAAGCAAGTGGAGAATTAGAATTAACGGGGATTTTTCCAAGTGATGTAAAAGCTACGAATTTTGAATTTGTTCCTCTGGGTTTACGATTTGATAATGCTCCTTCAGCGGGCACATTTTCAGTTTCGAATATTTTCATTAGCCGAGGAAATTCTGCTCCTAATTTCAAAGGAGGCTTTAAAACTACTCTTAAACAAAATGCGAAATTTGTTGAAGATACATTTATCAATGCTGATGTTAACAAAGGTGTTATTGCACAACAAATTCAGCAATATGACGCTTCTGTACCAGGTGGACTTTCAACGGTATTAAAAACTACTAAAGCAGCAGCGGATCAAACATCAAAAGATTTAATTAATCTTCGTAATAATGATATTACTCAGCTCCAAACAAGCACCGACAATCTGGGTTCAGCATTAGAAAATACAACTAAGCTTGCAATGATGATTACTAACGGTAAGTTGCTTTACGGTGATGTAAATTTCAAGAAAGGAATGAACAACGTCGGCACTTATAACAATCTAGGCAATGGTACAGTTAGTGTTACTCGTGAAGCTAAAAGTGCTGACAATCCGACAACTTCAACTCATGAGCTTAGAATCGTTACGACTGGTTCAGCAAGCCCGAATTTCGGCGGTTTTCATCAACAGTTTTTCACACGTTCAAATGCTATTTTTATCATTAAATACCTGATTAAATTACCTATCGGCTACAAGTTATATCCTGCAGCAAATTTAATGGGCGATGGATCAGTAGATAAATTCATTGGAAGCACTGACGGGACGGGGAGATTTGAAGTTTATGTTCGTATGGTTAAATCCGGTGCCACCGGAAGATTCGATACTTCTGGATTCGTACATGTAGCGGGTGGACCAGCCCCAACACCTGAAAGCCCTCTATTCTGGACTTTAGCTCAAATTGAATGTTATGACGTAACTGACTATGCATCTGCAGATCCTAATTTACAAGATTTCGTTTCTACAGCTACAGAATCATTAGGGACATTAACTAATTTTAAGGAAACATGGGCAAGTAAACTTACTGAAATGTCTTCTAAATTAGATAGAACAAATAGTGCATATATTCTTAATTCTGACCTAACTAATACAAATATTGAAAGAGCAATTGCTGCATCGTCAAATCAGTTAAAGTCGGAATATATTGATCCCTTACAGAAAAATACTGAAAGCTTAAAAGAAAATATTTTAACGAATATTGACTTATCAGGTTTGAATCCAGATATTTACTATCCTGTTATCTTTCAGTTGGCTACCGGTAAGCAAAAGTATGATTTTAAAGTATTTTGTACTTTGGGCGGCCAAAATAATAGTAATGTGCCTTGGGCTACACATGGTACACGCTCTTTCGGTCTTAATTGTGAATGGAGTGTTACCGCTAATGGATGGGGTACTCAAGCAGAAAATAGAATTATTGATAAGTTCTCTTTTAGCTGGACTGCACAATCACCTTTAATAAACATTAAACAAATGCCTAACTCTTCAATTGAAACTGTCTTTTTACGGGGTGGGGCGAGATATGATATTTCACACTATAAAACGATTACACCACTTATTAAAACTGAGTCTTTCACAGCTTTGGGACAATCTATTGAACCAATTCAATATAATTCGTCACTTGTACCAGTACCAATTTTTGCAGAAATTGTAAAAGCTCAAGACACAGCTGCTGCAGCATCTAGAACAGTTGCTGACATACAAAGAGATTATGTGACTTCTTCAAAATTGAATGAGGCAGTTGCTTCATCCAGTGAACGATTATCAGCCCTCTATTCAGCAAATAGCCAAACCATTATGGCGTCTGCTTTGCAAACTTTTGAGATAGATTGGATTAACAGAACGCCTAGCGGCTCAAGAATAGATATGCGTTTAATTGAAGATCAAACATGTCGGGGAGGTTATGCATTACGGATGGGTGATAATTCTGGCAACGATGAAATCTGGCTAAACTGGTTCTCTACCTTACCAATTGATGATAATAAGATGTACCGGATTAAATACCGCTACAGAAGGGTGTCAGGTGCTGGTGTAGTTTATGTGGGGGCCACCTGTTTTAATGCCGCAAAAACTGCATTTATTACAGATGCTAATTACATTAATGGAGATATCGGTTCAAGTCATTATGTGGTGGGTGGTGCTGCACCTGCCTTGGGTACATGGATGACGGGTGTTGCTTATTTCAAAGGTAGATCTGCTGGTGCAAGTAGTGGGGCTGGAACGCTTACAAACCCCAAAACATTTGCAAATAAAGCAGCTTTCTTTACTCCTGTTTTTATCGGCAATTATGCAGCTCAAGCAGGCGAAGTAGATCTTGATTACATCGATATTGAAGATGCAGACAATATTGCTGAATTTGAGAGTTTTAAAACTACATATACCACGGATGTAGGAGCTTACGCTGGTTCACTTCAAACTCTCACTTCAGTATATGGTCCAAATGCAATTAATCTTAAGTCTCAAGTTGATTTGATCAACGGGATGAAAGGTAAATATGTAATGGGAATGGATAACAACGGTGTTTTCTCTGGTTTATCCATGGTAAGTGAACAAAATAATGGAACTGTCCAAACTTCTATAGGTTTCCAAGCTGATAGAATTTTCTTCACAACAGGTACTTCTTCTACTAAATACATGCCGTTCATAGTCCAAGACAATCAAGTCATTATGAATAGTGATGTATTTATTAAGAATTTGACAGCCGCAAACTTTAAGGCCAAGTCTCTTACAGCTGAATTATTCAATGTTGACAAGTTAAGTGCCATAACTGGTGAACTTGGGACTTTAATTACTTATAAAGATCCTAGTCAGCCTCAAAAAGCAAGAATGGTCATTTCAGGGACCGCTTTAAAGTTATATGACGATAACAATATTGAGAGAATTTATATTGGTTTATAAATGGCTACATTCTTATTAAGGGACCTCGGTGGCAACGTAGTCCTTGATCTAACATCTAATCTTAGTATGTATACAGAAACGTTAAGTGTTGTCCTCCCGAAAGGTTCATCTATGGACACAATTGTACGAAAACTAGATACTGCTGAAAATCATCCAAGATGGTGGGCTTATGTAGCTTCTGGTGAAGTGTTATCTGCCAATAGTGCTGTAGTTGAGTCTTATTCAAATGGTATGGGATGTGCCATTTTGACTAAAGCTATGGCTATTGAGGCTAAGCTGGGCGATAAGATACTTAATCAAATGGATGATACTTCATCTTATTTATTAATTTATGATTGTAGAGCTTATTACAATACAGCTTTTCAGCAAACGGTTAGTATTCATATAGGTAAATGCTAATGGCTGAATACATCAAAATTCTCAATGATAATAAAGTGACAATAATTGACGACAGCTATAGAAACTTTCACCTTATAAATAAGTTTGTTAGGGAAGTCGCTTCTTCAGACCCATTACCTCCTGCAGTGCTATCTGTATCTGGTTACGTTAAGTGTCATGTTTTGAATGTTACATCTTTACAAAGACCAATTGTGGTATTTACAGGCGTTTCTGTGATGCAGGTCAGATATGAAGAAATTTCCACAAATAATTGGAAAATAACTGTAATTTTTGACACCTTAGACGACCAAGGAGGATTTAAATATAAGAATACTTTTCCTTTTACAAAAGCAACTTATTATGTATTTGGATTAATTACTTTATTAGAAAGTGGTCATTCGCCAAAATTACTAATTAAGAATGGTAAAGGTGAGATTGTATTTTCTAACTCCCACAATCCTTTAAAAGTAGTTAAAGCAGAAACTTTTTATTTAAAAGGCAGTGCAAATTATTTTAGCTCATGGTTATCAGATATACCTGATTATAATGCTAATAAGACTTATGGCTTGGCTTTAGCTTGTCCAGCTCATTATGAATATTATTGGGGAGCTGGTGGTTTGAGTTCTTATATGCATTCATACTGTACTATAAAGACTAACTCATATAGTGATCCAACTTTCTCAGGTAAGATCCTTCGGGGATATACGATACTAGCTAATGGTATGAATACTTCAGCTAGTCTCTATTCTCCATTTCATAGTCATTTAATAGTTGATATTACTGGCTATTAAAAAGCCCCTTATTAGGGGCTTTCATGTTTAAGCAGGCTGATCATTAACTGGTGGTTCTTCTACAAATGTGTAATTTACTGCTACCGACCCAGTCTCTAAATCCCAGCCTAGATTTAATGTTTTGAAAGCAGGACGGTTGTTAAAACGTTGCGCATTGACGATGTCTTGGGTTTTTTGAGCTAATTCAATATCCAAAGCATTAAATACTTTAACTTCGGCCATGAGCTTTTCCTCTAATTAGATAAGAAATTTGTTCAGATAGAATTGCATGCAGTTAATTAATGGAATCTGTACGGTTCCAATTAACTTTGGAACCCATCTAAAAGTTAAAAATTATTAGTCATCAAAATACTTAATTATTTAGGTATTTTGGCTTAGTTATGTCTTCTCGGTTCTTATCGTTGTTACTCGGTGAAAATGTTAATTCATATGATCAGCAATTCGATACGTCTAATCAGGATGCAACAGCGCAGCTATATGAAACTATGGCTCCGTTTTCACTTGGGACTAACCAAACCAAAGCCAATAAGAAGCGTACTCGAAAAGAAATTCTTACTAAATGGGAGAGAATGTTACGCTTTGCACCTATCGCAGAGGGTATGGGGATTCATGTTTCTGCAGCCTTAGGCGGAGATTCTTATAGCGGCCAACAAGTCTTTATTACGCCCGCAGAACGGTTAAAAAAGGCGAATGGACCAGCAGCTGAAAAACTAAAAAAACAACTAGATGAGCGCCGTGTAAAGATGGAAAAGCTTATCAATAAGTATTTAAGCAAACTTGCCCGAGATGCTATTTCTTTCGGTGATTCCTATGCACGTATTTATGGGAAAAAAGATATAGGTGTAATTGACCTCGTATGCAATGAGTATACATATCCGCCATTAATACAACCGTTCGAACAAGGCAGTAAGACTGTCGCCTTTTTTTGTTTAGATCCTCGTAATTGGCAAAAAACTATTACCAAACTGAATACTATTCAAATGGTACGTTTCAAAATGCCCCGTATGAGCAATATTGCTCAATATGAGCTTGTTGAAACTGGTCTTGTCACGAAAATGTTGGAGGGTGATGATCCAGATGAGCTACCAATCTTACCAGCGCATTTAGGCGGCTCATTTCTTTATGAGATTGAAGATATTTATGATGATGTAATCCTCGCTTTGGCATCAATGAATAGCCAGCAAATTGCAGATACCGTAAATCAGATGTTCTTGACAGTAAATATGTCAGGAATGCCGCCAGCACAACGTCAAGCCTATATCCGTGGTTTAGAAGGTTTACTCAAAAATCATGAGGCTTATGTCCGTGATGCTTTATCAGGTGGTGAAGCAGTCTGGAATACTGCTTTTCACATGCTTCCAGTATTTGATGAAAAACAAGTTCTAAATCCAGTGGGTGATATCAAGAATCAACGAAGCTCACCTATTAATATTGAACAGTTCATGATTAATGTCCGTTTGTTAATGGGCGGTATAGGTCTAGACCCAAGTATGGTAGGGTGGGCTGACATGTTAACTGGTGGTATTGGAGAAGGTGGAGCATTCCATACTTCTGCACAAATCATGCGTAGGTCACAAGACATTCGAACAGCAGCTTCCGAAGGGATTAATCAAATTCTTCACTTGGATTGGGGTTTTGCTTATAACGAACAATTTGAGCCTGAAGATTACCCTTGGCAAGTTGAATATTATTCAAACCAAACTGCAGCAGCTACGGAAGAAATCAACAATGCTCAATCAAGAATGAATACAACATTACTTAAAACACAAGTAATCGCATCATTGAAAGAATCAAATTTAGATGTAGATATTATGGCGTACATTCTTGAGCGCGATACAGGTATGAAATATGAGGAAGCATTAACATTAGCTGAAAGTATTGCTAAGAGCCGTAAATTTCCAGAGGATGAAGAATAATGGCTTTTTTTGAATACGAAACACAGAATAAAACTATAAATAACAGTTTTGGAAACGTTTTAAATCCGTTTAAAGATCGTTTTGCTAAAAATCCTGTCTTATGGTCTGGTCTAACAGTGGATCGAGCTGTTTCCCATTATCAGGAACTTTACGCATTAGGTACACTTTCAGCTGCACATTTTGGAATTGAAATTCGCCCGTACCGTGCAAACAGTAAAATTGCTCAAGCAAATATTCCAATTTTTGATCCTTCAAACAAAGTTGCTTGGTTAGCCAATAATGTAGATGTATCACTACTAGATGCCCAAACCGATGCAGTGCATGTGGGGCATTTTCAACTCAACCATGTAACTGGTAATGCTTCAAATGAGTTGAGCATTTCATTTATTGAGACTAAAGAAGCAGCTATTGCGAATAGTGCTAAAGCTATAAAAGAAATAATGTTTAATAAGGATGGTACTCAGCCGCCACCAATTGAATACTTAATGAGATTAAAAATATATGCTTTTGATAAAGCTGCAAGAAATCAGAACCAATTTGAAATTGAGCATCTAGTTTCACTTCAAGCAGGCAATTTGCCCCTTGATGCCTCTAATAAAGCACATGCCATTGTTACTTTAAATTTCATCAAAATGTTTCCCAACTTAAAATAAGCTATGGAACTCATTGCCTTTATAGATTCGCCTAATTGAGAAAATATCCTCAAACTAAAATGAGGATAACTCCGTGAGTGTTAAATCAATTTTCATTCAAACACACGCACCACATCAAAGCCGATTAGTACATGGTTTTGACTCCATGGTGAATAGTGGTGCTTGTTCAATTGGGTTTATTAAGGGTGATTACCGTCAAATTAATGCTTTAGTCACTGAAGATTACACGGAAAATGATTTCTGGCGTGTTGTAAATTTAAAAGGCAAAAAGGGTGGGATAGATGCGTTTGATTCTGTTGCGGTATTAGGCGCTATCGATGACCAGCATGCAGCTGATTTAGCGATACTGCAATTTGGCCGAATGTTTGATGCTTGTGTTACAGATGTTATTGAAACAAATCAATTTGGACTTAAGCGCCATTTATCTTCACAACAATTTAATTTGACGGGTTCAAAACCGATTCAAAGATGGCAACTAGAACAATTACAAAATGTTGTCGCAGCTGAAAAACCTGAATGGGATGGAATCAATTTAATTTCTCATGAGGGTGATACTTCTAAGTTGTTATTAGATATGCAACGAAATGATGATCACAGCCAATTATTAAGTAAATTTGATGGGTTACCTACGCTTTTATCTAGTCTAGGCGTAGAAGAAGCGCATTATGACTCTATTATCGTTGATTACCAGCATTTAGAGCAGCTGTCTGCAATTTTGCATCACTCTATGGATCAGTTTTCAAAAACTGGCGTCAAAATCGTAAACGTTACGGAAAGTAAGCCCTTTAAGCATAAAAAAGTCCTTCAAATTGCTCTTACTTATGATTTTGATGATGGTCAAAACTTCACAATCCTTCTTCATAAGCCAGATCGATTATCAAAAAAAATTAGTCCAGCAGATGCATTAATTTCATGGAAGATTTTAATGAACAATCGGGATATTACGGCTGCAATTCAGCCTAATCAGGGAGAAGGAATATCAATTCCAGTTCTCGCTGGTCGAATTATGAAGTTGATTAACCAAAATAGTAATCGTTTTAAGCGGTTACAATCTAAAAAAGCAGAAAAGGCCAAGGCTTTAGCAGATGCTGAACTACGTCTCGAGCAAAAACAAAGTCAATTAAATTCTTTAAGTGTAGAAATTTCCAATTTATTAAATGAATTGGATCAGTTGCAAAATACATTGTTAACCAAGCAATCTGAAGAAAATGAAGTAATCATTAAAGAGAATAGTCTCGATAATGAGTTACCAGATAGTATTTCTGATGAAGAAGCCGAACGTTTAAAAGCCGACTTAAAGCGTTTAAATGCTGATCCTGAATGGGCAGGTGAAGATGGTTTACGTTACCAAGCATTCTTTGAACGTATCAATAAGGCTCTAGAGGGGGATTCTGATGCAGTAGTTTGGGCACGTGAATGGATTTCTGATCTAGATGACCAGGCTTTGGCTCAACAGCAAGCAGAATTAGAAGCAAAAAAACTTATTGATGCCGAAAATGAAGCTAAACAAAAAAGAGATGAAGAAGTATTAGCAGCACGTACAGCTGGTATAGCTGAAAACAAAATGATGCAAGCATGGTTAGACACTTTGGAAAATCCTGAAGATTCTAACAACATAGACTTTATGGCTTGGGTTTCAGATCGCCGTGGTGAATTCTTAAAAAACTGGAATGGTGCCGAAGGTTCACCAGAATATTTAACAGCATTTTATGAATATTCAAGAGCATGGGCAGATGAACATTTAGCGGATCGCCTCAGAAATAAAGAGCCAGCCCAAAATTCAGATAATGAAGAATTTAAAGAACTAAATGCTCCGACAGAAGTTGAAGATCTTCAGCCTAGTACGACAAATGATGAAGGTAATCAACTTTACCGTTCAGTAATTGAAGGGCAGGTTAAAGTTAATCTTGAGTTATTAGAGCAAATTCGAGATGAAGCAGAAAAAGACTTAAATGATCCACTTCTTATTCCAGCGGTGACAGAGCTCTTGAATCAAGTACAAAAAATGGAAGCGGAGAATATCTAATGACAACATTAAATCTAATTTCTACTCAAGATATTGCTAAAAATCCATTAGTTGTAATTGATCAAATGATCAGCTTCTTTAAACCTAAACAGCCCTTCACTGGGCTTTTGAAGGGTAGAACTAATAATGTGAAAACAGCCAAAGGACAAAAGATTTCTACTGTATTCGCCTTAGTTGATATTGATCAAGTAATTGCATCTCATACAGCAACTGGTGCGGAAAACCCTAATTATCCGCAAGAATTGCAGCCACGAGATCGTAGTCGTGAATCCTCACAAGCATGGGTACAGAAAACTGCTAATGATTTAGATCCCGAAAGCCTAGGCCGCTCAGGTCGTGCAGATACGGGAGCACCGATTACTGGTGATGATTTAGTGGTTGAATCAGGAAATGGCCGAACAATGGCAATCAAGCTTGCCTATGATCGCGGTTCCGCAGATGAGTATAAACAATGGTTGATTGATGAAGCTGATTACTTTGGCTTTAGTAGTGAGCAGGTCCAAGCAATAGCTCAACCAATTTTGATACGTATTCGTACAACCGAGATTGATAGAGCTCAATTTGCAATAGATGCTAACCAAGATGATAAGTTGTCTTTTACAGCAACTGAACGTGCTAAAGCTGATGCTAAACGTTTAGATGAGAATTTACTAGCACTTTTTAATCCGAGTGAAGATGGCGATTTATTAGCAGTAAGTAATCAAAAGTTTATTCAAGGTTTTTTAAGTAAATTAGGTGATACAGAAGCTGCCCAGTACACAACGAAAGATAAAAAACCAACACAAGCACTGATAAACAGAATCAAGGCCGCAATTTTTAGTAAAGCGTACAATGATGATCGTTTGCTAGAAATGATGGCTGATCATACAAAACCAGATCTTCAAAATATGCTTAATGCGCTTGGTGTTGCTGCCCCTAAATTTATTGAAGCGCAAGCCATAAGTCGTGGAAATGTTCAAGATATATCAGATCAAATCGTTGATGGAATGGAGCAAGCCATTGATCAACGTGTTGCTAATGCAATTATTGATGCAGCAAATACAATTTTATCTGCAAAGCAAAATGATCAAGATATTGTTGAGTTTGTAAAGCAGCAAGGGCTTTTTGAGGATCTAGGAGAAGGTGTTGCTGAGCTCGCCGTATTTCTCGCCAAGAATAGCCGCAGTTCAAAAAAAATGAGTATGTTATTTAAAGCATTAGCTGAATTTGCAGAGAAACAGGCTTTAGATAGCAGTAATGTAGGCTTGTTTGGTGAACCTGAACCAGTAAGTGTAAAAGATGCTATCCAATATGCACAACAAGTGCTTGGTGATGATTTCATTAGTGTGCAAATGTACGATTCATTATTCTCTAATGCATGTAATTATTTAAAATTAATAGATTATGTATCTAAGGATCCTCTTTTTGTTATTAAATCATTGATTATAAACATTAAAAAATATAAGTTTTAATTTTTAACATTGGTATTAGAACATTTAATTAATCTATTGTTGACTAATAAATGTTCTAATATGTTTTTTGGGAATAATTTAGGAATAAAAAACTATAGAAAAGTAAAAAAATAGTGTATAAAGTTAAGTAAAATATTTTGGAGCCGCTTTATGGCTATAGCTGAAGAATTACATGTTAAAAGTTTAATCCAACCATATTCTAATTCTATTATTCAGGCTATTAAGGAGGCGTGGTCATTGTGGCTGCAAAGTCCTTTTTTTGGAAAATGGAGTTCACGCGGACGTGCCACATTCGTTTGGGAAACTGTAATTAATTTACTCAAAGAAAAATTTATTGGACGTAGTGACGTTTTTATTATAGATAAAGGTGTTACGGTACTTTTTGTAATTCAACAGCAAGTTGTTTTTCGTTTTAAATTGGCAGATAGGACTGGAAGAAGTAAAAACGTTCAAACAGATTCGGCTAAAAGCTTTCATGATCCTGAACTCAATTATAATTTATTAGCTGAAGCTGATATAGCTAGTAATATTCCACGTATTGAAGTTATCTATACTTTAAATAAGTCTGCTACTCAAATCGATAATATCAAAATGATTGCTAGAGATAAAAATTCCGTTGCTTGGAATGTAAGTTTAATTGATAGCCAAACATCATTCGTTGAATTTGACGAAAGCAAAGATACAAGTGACTTTGATACTGTTAAGGATAATCAAACAAAACGTCGTTTCAAAGGGAAATCCACTGGCGGTGGATTTAAAAAAGCAGAAGGTGAATCGTGAGTAATTTGACCTTTAATCCTGAGTTATTAAGGATAGTAAGGCAGTTTAGAGGGTTTGGACAAACAGCTCTTGCTAAAATGGCTTCTTTGTCTCAGGGAACTCTGTCAAAAATTGAAGCAGGATTGTTAGAGCCTAATGAGGAAATGGTTTCAAATCTTGCCAAAGTTTTAAACTTTCCCGTTTCAATATTTTATGAGACCTATAAGCCATTTGGTTTACCGTTAAGTGTTCATCCCATGTACAGGAAGAACTCTTCAATCGGTAAAAGGGCTATTGAACAACTTGAAGCTGAACTTAATATTCGATTATTTAACTCTATGAAGTTAGTTAAAGCTATTGAGTTTGAGGAGGATTTACCACTTCCTTTTTTAAGTTTAGATATATATGAAACTCCTGAAAAAGTTGCTGAATTGCTCAGAAGAACTTGGTTAATTCCTAATGGCCCATTAAAGAATTTAACCGATTATGTTGAGAGGGCAGGGTGTCTCGTATTTCATTGCGATTTCTCTCAAGAAGGTGTGTCTGGTGTAACAATAAAAGTACCTGGTTTAAACCCTTGTATTTTTATTGATAAAAATATGCCCTCAGATAGACAACGTTTCACACTGGCGCATGAGTTAGGTCATGCAATTATGCATAAACTCCCTTCAGAAAATATGGAGGATGAGGCTAACCGTTTTGCAAGTGCTCTTTTGATGCCTTCAAAAGATATTAGACCATATCTTACTGGGAAAATTACTTTAGAAAAGCTCGCTACCTTAAAGTTGGTTTGGAAAGTTTCTATGAATGCTCTTCTTAAAACAGCAGAACGAGAAGGCTTATTAACACCATCCCAGAAAAAGTATCTATGGATACAAATGACTAAGAATGGTTATAGGACTAAGGAACCTGTAGAGTTGGATTTTCCTAAAGAAAAGGCTGTAACTATAGATCAAATTTTTGAATACTATAGAGAAGACTTAGGTTACTCAATTGATGAGTTATCTAATTTATTGCAAACACCAAAAGAAGACATTGATTCACTCTATTCATTAAATATAGTTAAGAAAAAACCAAATATACGAATTTTAGAATAAGATAGGCCCTCCATTAGGAGGGTTTCCTTTTTTAATAAAAAAACTTTTCTTTTTAAAAAAAATAGTCATAATAAATCTATGCTTCCACACTAAGCTTGTCACTCCAACCGTATTACGGAGCGAACATTCCTTAAGTAATGATGTGTACGTATATATGATTTACAACATTAGTGTAGATCTAGATTTTTGGAGTGGTCTAATTTTTATCTACACAGATGGATCGTATAATCATGTCTGATAAGAACTTCGTATTTCCTTCAGGATTGACCAGTCAACGTGCTAGAGCTTTAGCTAAAGAAGCAAAAAAACTAAATGGTACGCAACTTTCATGTGAGCTGGATTTAATATCTAAAAAAGAATGTCAACTCCCATGGCATAAAGCAGTTGCTAAGTTTACTAATGAAGATATCTCAATTCTACATTTGAAAGTAGAAGATATTTTGAAAAAAAACCCATTATTGGGTTATGGTGGATTCTATTCTCCATTAATATTTTCAGATCGTTATTATCAACGTCAATATAGAATGTCTAAAATAGAGTATGAACAGCATTTTATTGAAGGCCGAATTTTAAGTACAGACTGGTTAAAACAAATAGAATATGCTCAGCAGTTTATGTCATATTTTGGAAAAAATAAGAATATAAATAATAATATGTTAGGTTCTTATGGGTTAAAACATATGTGTGAGGATTACTATGGAGAAATATGTGGTCAGCATACTTATATATCTAATGGTGCATTAATCATAGGTGCTATTTTAAATAATTTCAATTTTGAGCAATATAGTGAATATCATATTAACTGTAGTTTTAATATTAGTAAAAAAAGTGAATTTTACCAATGGTATAAAATGTGGAAATATGGCTACAGGCCAAGTCAGTATCTAAAGTTTAAGATATTGGACCAAAAATATAGATCTAATAGCTAAAGCTTTAGTTAAAAAGACATGAATTAAAAAAGTAATCGATAAATCAAGGGAAATGGTTTAACTGTTCGTAAGGTGCTTAACAAATGAAAACCAGCTATCTAGCTGGTTTTCTTAATTTGGGGAGTTCTGGTGGAACATCTTAAAATAATAATATGCCCTTATCCTTTAACGGGTTCATAAGGGAAACGTTTTAAAACCTTACCTAATTCAAGCACCTCATCTTTATGTAAGAAATCCCACAGTTGATTAAATCGTTCTCTTAATTGAACGACATTAACTGGTGTATGATGTGAAGTACATTGATGCACAGCTACAGCACCATTTTCCTGAACAGAAATCCAAAAGTTCTTTAGCCCGGTTGAAGATTGATATTTTAGCTTTTCTCCAACTTGCTGAGCAATTTCATATGCTAATGGATTCTCTAGTGCTGGGTAACGGGACGAAACTCGTTCCAAAAGATTTTCAAGACGCTCAAGTGGGTCTGATTCAGTTTTTTCAACTACATTAATGGACTCTAAGTACTGTTTCGCCTCTTCAAAATGTATTGATAAAAGTTGGCTGTACTTAGCTATGCCAAAATGTCTGTTATGTCGTACCCACATAGATGCACGTTGGCTGCGGTTTTTACCAGCACGGCGGTCAACTATCTCATGTAGTGCATGCTGCTGCTCAGGAGTAATCGTAAGACGTTTGTTTATTGCCTGTCCTTTTGTCCAGTAATCCCAAAGCACATCATCACATTCTTGTTGATACATGATGACAGTGTCACGAATCTCAGGTTTGACCTTGTTTGGGCTTATTGTCATAAGCCAACCAAAAAGCTTTCTTACTGGTAAACAAGTCATTAAGCGCTCTTTACCGTCATTTGCAACTATTGTGATTTCCACAATGGTTGAAGCAAAGCGTTGTTTTAACTTAACAAATTGTGATGCCCAATCCATACCCATACCCTCAACAATAGGCTTCATGGGTGTATATGGCTGACCATCATGTTCCACCAAGTACAACTCAGCATTGTGGAAAGGTACGGTGATTTGAGTTAAAGTAGTCATGTCTTAATCTCCTTTGGTTTAGACACAAGCCCCTTGCCTGATTTCGACGTCTGCAAGGGGTTTTCTTTTTCAGGGCTTTTTGCCTTGATGGAGTCATCTTATTTAATAATTTTAAATATTGCAAGACTTAAAATTATTAATAAATAAAAGTATTGCAACTTTTTTATGATATAGTTTCTCTTACTAAATAAGAGGTATCCAAAATGGTTGTGAATAACAAAATTACTAACCTACGAGAACAGGCTGGTATGACCGTCTATGAGCTATCGAAAAGATGCGGTTTCATTAGTAATGGCAAAGTTGTAAGTGGCGCATTACTTAACGCAGAAAAAGGAAAAAATATCACAATTGAAACGGCTTTTTTAATCTACACTGAACTCAAAAAAGCTGGTGTATGCGAGAAGTTTGAAGATGTCTTTTGGCTTGAACGTGATGATAAAGATATCGAAAACTAAAATATTTTTCTTGTGGAGTTGGAACTTACTAATTTTTAAACTTTCCTCATTGTAAATAATGGCCTTATTCAATGAATAGGGCCATTATTATGTCCAAAGCTTTAGCATATGCACCAGCTATAAACACAGCAAAAACAAAATTACCAGAGACAGAAGCTGATCCCTTATATCGTTCTATCTCAAAACATAAATATGCAGAGTTTTCACTTTGTGATAAAGAAGGTAATTCTATTGCTTCTTCACCAGTAATTCGAGCACTCTTAACTGATGGTGATAAGAGTATAGAGAGTCAATGGCAGACCCCATTTGAGAATAGCAATCCAGAATTAAAAATGCCGATGTTGATGGCAGGGCTACAATCGGGGCAGTTATCTCAAACTGCCGAACAAATGAAAAGCAATCCTATATTGCAAGTTTTATCTAAACTTGGGGTCCAAGATGCTATGCAGAGTGTAGAAGGACGTACAAATCTAACTAAAGTGAATACAACACAAGTATTTTTATCTACTTCTTCAGTACGACTTAATTTATCAATTTTTTTCTTGGCTTTTAGTGATGCGAAAACAGAAGTTGAAGACAAGATCATGCAATTAGAGGCTTGGAGCGTACCAGTAACATTATCTTCTGAGTCTACGCTGCAGAATGTAGTTAACGATTCAAATACTACTTTAGAAGGCTTGTTTTCAGGTGTCATTCCACCGTTTGTATCTCTTACTACTCACGGCAAAACTTATAAGCCTTTCATTATTGAAAGCGTTTCCGCGCCAATTGTCGCGCCCATTGATGAAAAGGGGAACCGGTTAAGTTTGGCCGTCAATATTAGTTTGTTGAGTCGAACTGCATGGGATTCGAAAGATATTTACTCATTGTATGGAGTCAAATAATGATTACATTTGATCCGGTGCCAATAGGCGATAGTACTTTTCAAATGCATGAATTGAGTTTTGAGCAATGTCTTAAAATATCTATCATTGCTCCAAATTTTAATGAAAAAAGACTTTCAGCTTTTCTGAAATCAGCATTAGACAATGTGGATCCTTTACTTTTATCAATTCAGGAACGGTATTTATTGCTGCTTAAATATCTTGAAAAACAAAGTAATACTATGTTGGAGGTGAACACTGATTGGTCTAAAGTTTTCCTTCAATCAGAAAATAATTGGAAAACTGAAACTACTCAAAATGGAATTACAGTTAGACAGCTTATTGGAATGGAAGTGGAGTTCTTAGAGGCAAATTGTAAGAACGTCGCTGAATGGATTGCCTGCATGATGGCTTTTCAGTTGAGTTATTCTAATCATGAACACTTAGCTTTATTGCCGGATAGAACAAACCCTCAATTATTTGAAGAACAATTTAAGCAGCGGCTAGATTTCATTAAGAAAATGCCAGCTAGTGATTTTGATTTGTGCTATCAAGACTTTAATAATTTAAACAATGAGTTATTTACTCATTTACGGTTAAGCGTTGATAACCACGGTATTTTAGTGGAAAGAGGTGCAGATGACGCGCCTGCACGATTTCGCACCGCTTCCGTCTTTACAGGAATCATCAAAGAGTTGGACCGATCTTTTGCTTGATACTGCAAGTAGTATTTCTGAAAACTGCCCAATGCCTTTATCAGATGCTTTAAAAATGCCTTTGAGTTTTGAAAGTACTTACTTCAATTCATCAGCATGGGAAAACCGCAAGAAGTATTTAGAAAACGAAATTGAACGTCACAACGTATTCTTAAAATTAGGTCAAGAAGTCATTAAGGGATTAAATGCCCTAGCAAGTAGAGGCAGATAGTTTTCACATAGAAAAGTCTGAGTAATTCGGGCTTTTTTTTCGTGCTTTGTGTTTGGAACCTTACTCCAATTAGAACAACAACACTTGCAAAAATAACCACAAATGAAACGTGGGGAATAGGTCATGTCTGATCATCAGGCAATTGAAGTCACTGTCACAACTTTTGCTAATAAAACTACTTTCTGGAGTGGTTTAGCAAGTGCTTTTGGTTCTTTAACTTCAATTAATTGGTTGAGCTATACAGGTGCAATTGTGGCTGTTGTGGGCCTATTCATAAGTTTCATTTTTCAGTGGAGACGTGACCGCAGAGAACGTAAAGAAAGTGAATTACGTGAAAAAGAAAGCGAATTACGAATCAAAGCTTTAGAGGCTTTAGAGCAAGATAATTTACGAAAGAGGAAAGATGAGTGAAGTTAATTGAAAACAATGCTTGGCAGTATCTATCTGTTAAGTTACCCGCGGTAGGTGCATTCATCATGCTAATTTTATTGCCGGCATTACAATGGGGTGTTGATTATGAAGTTATTCCTGAAAAATATCATGCATTTGTTACTGGTACTTTGATGCTTGTTCTGTCATGGATTGGAAAGAAAATTTCTCAACCACGACTTAATGGCCCGCAATTAACAGGCCAGTTAGTAGGGATCAATTCTTTATTGAATATTCCAACACCAACAAAGCCTGATGAATTAGCTTGGATTGCAGAAGCAAAAAAGCATCTTGGCCTTCAAGAAATACCTGGTAAACAGCATAACCCAACTATTTTAAAATGGCTCTCGGAGCTAAAGGCTTGGTGGGCTGACGATGAAACGGCTTGGTGCGGGACCTTCGTTGCACATTGCTTGAAATCAGCTGGAATTTCTTATCCTAAGCATTGGTACCGTGCATTGGATTATGTGAATTATGGTACAAAATTAGCTAAACCCGCTTACGGTTGTGTAGCTATTAAAACTCGAAAGGGTGGTGGGCATGTTTGTTTTGTAGTTGGCCGTGACAAAAAGTCTGGAAAGTTAGTATGCCTTGGAGGCAATCAGTCAAATAAAGTTTGTTATGCACTTTATAATGACTCTGACTTTCAAGAATTCAGATGGTATGGTCGTACAACTCAACCAGCTAGCAAACGTTACAACTTACCGCAATTAAGTGGCGTGACAGCAATTAGAGTTACTGAAGCATAATGAAGTTACTATTACTAAGCTTTCTTTTATGCGGCTGTACGGCACATACAATCAATAGCAATGTAAACGTATCTATTTGCGTTAAAGCACTTTAAAAAAAGCCCTGAATATTCAGGGCTTTTTTTTAAGTTTACTTTCGGCAATCATTCTCACCGAGTTCATCTTTACTAAAAGATTCATTCAGCTTTTTTATCCATAGCGACTGTTTAGCATCTACCCAAGCGTAAACTTTTTGATAATCAGCCTGCGACTCGGCAGATAAGTCGTTTCTATAATGCTGAAGAAATTTAGTTGTCCAGCATAATTGATTTAGCTTTGCTAAAGATAGATCTTCTTCAATAACATAGTTATTACCTATCTCTTTCTCAAGCTCACTTAAAACCCCCACTTTCTTTAAGGTTGTGTAAAGTAAAGCATTTGTAACCTTGTTCTTCTCGTTAGCAATTGCATTTCTATAGACTGGCTGGTCCATAATCAACATATCTACCGCCCCGCGAGTAGAATTAATAACAGCCTCTCTGGGGTTATTAACTTGAGTATTGGCACATCCGCTAATAGTTAGACAAAGTATAGAGGCTAGGGTTATTTGTAATGGACTAATAAAGCCCTTTTTCACGAACATTAATAGGATCTCCAGGATACTCTCTAGTTTGTTTCATTATCTGAATCATCTTAGGGTTAAAATCTTGATTAAAGACTTTTTTAAACATTTCCCGATTGATGAATAATGGCCCATCATTCATTCTTAATTGTGCTAAATCGGTAGTAGCTCGTGCTGCATTTAACTTTGCAAATGTGTCTTTGAGGTCTTGAATTTTTCCATATATTTCTTTGCCTTGATCGAACTTACTCAGATTTCGTAATTCAAGCAGCTCATCAACTGCAAAAGCACTTAAAAAGCGAACCTTAAAGGCTGTTTGTTGGAATTCACCAACGATTCGGGCACCTTCTTTCATAGCATGTTTAAGTACGTAATTATGGAAACGAATATACATTTGGGTATGAAAGCCCGGATCGGAAAGAAGTCGATCGTCAAACTTATTCATGTCCCATTCCATACCAAACCGAACAGCCATTAATAGTTCAATGGTGTTTGCAACTTCTGCCCATTGGTTAATTCGCATCATAAAGTTATAAGGGCGGGCCATATAATAATTACGAATCTTGATATGGTCATTACAGAGTGGCTCAGTAATAACACATACTTTTTCCTCATGTGGGTAAGCATCCCATGCTGGGGATGAATCTGCTAAATGTCGGTTGTAAGGATCTCTTAAATTTTTATCTGACATTATTTATTCCCACTTAGCCATTGGCTGAGATAAATCGAAAGTAGTTAAGTCGATTTCTTTTGCTTCGGTGCCTGTTTTGATTAGCTCTGTAAATCCATTTTTATCAGTAAATCCTTCAATTTCACTGCCATCAGGGCCTTTTAATTTGAAGTATTGTTGTGCAAGTGGTTTACCCGTTTCTTGGTCTTTTAACTGAAACTTAATCCCATGTTCATCAGTCTGAGGCATAAAGCTATCTTGAGTAGCGTTACTTGCTTGAGAACCTTGAACGGCACCACCACCATTGTCTTGCACAACTAAGTTTTGTTGAGGCAGTAATTTACAGCCACATGAAAGTGAGTCATTCACTCGAGCAGCAGCCTTACCAAAAATTTGCATGTATGGATCGCCTGAGACAATTGTCGCAACTACTTTATGAGTTGGGCATGTTGCTTTATCGCCGACGCAGGCAACGGGAATACCGTCAATTAGAAACATACTGTTTCCAGAAATTACTTGCCCCCCGCCTGTCGTTGGGCAGCCTATTGTTATATATGGTGTTGCCAAATCTTTTCCTTCTTATTTTCTTGAAGTGACAAAAGAATACCAAAGAGAGGGTAGACAATACTGTATATTTTTATTGTCCTTAAGAGTGAGCAAAATTTTGCTCAAAAATGATAGAAATCCATTGAAATTGAGCAGAAATTTGCTCATTTAGTTATTAACGGTAGTTCATCCCACCGAAACGGATTCCTACTAAGTTTGTCGCGGCTCATGCTCCAGTTCCGATTAGGGATAAAGCAGGGACCTACACCAACCTTTTTCTTTCCAAACTTACTATGGATACCATCCATAGCCTGCATTAAACATTCCTTTTTCTCTATTTGTTTAAAGTCAGTTAATAGGTCATAAGTATGGCCAGACTTTGGTTCTAAACATGTCAGCACTACGCCGCACTTCTTATATTTAATTCCTTCTTTGTATATATCATTTAACATCCTTGTCGCAGCTCTAACAAAATCTAGCGCGCAATCAGTAGGCTCTGAAAATGAACCAGTAATTGATTTGTTGTAGAAAGGAACATTCGGATCGAAAGGATTTGACTGTACAAAAGCAATCATACATCCGCATAAAAGCCCTTCATCACGTAATCGTTTACACGCATCTTGAGCATACATAGAGATAGCTTCTTTTAGATCCGTTAGTTCAGTTACACGACCACCAAAAGACCGGCTTGCAACTATTTGCTTTTTTGAGGGTGGAGTGTGCTCAATCTCAATGCATGAGATGCCTTGCAGTTCATAGATAGTACGAGCCATAACGATAGAAAATCGCTTTTGCATCTCTCGTGGTTCAGCACAGGCTAAATCAAGCACCGTATTAATCCCCATACTTTGCAACTTTTTTGAATGCTTACGACCAACGCCCCAAACTTCAGAAACATCTATTTGAGCAAAGTAATATTCTTTATTGCACGGATCCATATTAACGAGGTCACAAACGCTGTTAAATCCGGGATTTTTCTTTGCAATATGATTTGCAATCTTTGCTTCTGTTTTACTTCTGCCGATTCCGACACAGACAGGTAAGCCTAACCACTTCCATATTTGTTGGCGCATTTGTTGCCCGACTTTTTCTAAGTCAAAATTCTTTTCATAGGCGGTGAAATCAACAAAGCACTCATCAATCGAGTACGGTTCAACTTCTTCTGCAGTTACGTAAGAGGCAAGGATCGTATGAAAGCGCCGTGACATTTCAGCATACATTGCATAGTTGCTTGAAAGAACAATTACGTTATGTTGCTGAACAATGTCTTTAATTTGAAAAAGCGGCACACCCATTTTTACATTTAAGGATTTTGCCTCGTTGCTACGCGCCACGGCACACCCATCGTTATTTGACAAAACAATTACGGGCTTATCATTCAAAGATGGGTCAAAGACTCTCTCACATGAAACGTACATGTTATTTACATCGATGAGAAAAAATACTTTGTTCTCATGTTTCATGAGTTAATGCCGTGTCATTTTAATGATATGAGTGACAACACCCCAAATTATTAATTCTTGACCATCCGCTAAATAAATATTTTTATAATCCGGATTCTCTGCTTTAAGCCATTGACCTTTTTCATCGATCATTAAACGTTTAACTGTGAATTCATTGTCAATTAGTGCAATAACAATATCGCCGTGCTTGGCATCAAGACTTCGATCCACAATCAACTCGTCATCAATATCAATGCCTGCGTTAAGCATCGAAAGCGAAGCAACTTTTACGATAAACGTTGAAGTTTCGTTCTTAATTAAGTGCTCATTCATATCGAGCACTTTGTCTATGTAATCTTGTGCGGGGCTGGGGAAACCAGCGGAAATCTTTTCAAGTGCGTAGGGGATAAGCATGTGAGTTGATGGTACAACTTGCTTAAATGATAAAGCCTCAGATAAAACAATACTTTGTGTGAGGTACGGTTTTATCTGGATAATGGATGGAGCAATTTCGCTCATATATTTCCCCTAGCTTGATTTTGTAACATATTCAAGATGATATTCTAGAGATGAGCTTAAATTCAAATTTAAAAAGCTGTGGATAAACAAGGGGAAGTCAAAAGTTGACGTAGCTAAAAGTGCATTTGGTCGGAAATTATCCATAAGACGTAAGGGTGCTGTTATCAACATAAATGAGGTAAAATATAGTTACATTAATTACTTATAGTAAGAGAAAATTAATAATGGCTAAAAAAATAGCAAAAGGGAAAAAAGCTGAATTTTTAAAACTTTATTCTGAATTACGAAGAGAAGCATCAATTAGAGAATGTACTTTATTAAGCAATATGAATAATCCATGTGAAGGTAAAATAGTTAATGCACATTCGATTCAACGTGGCAAAATTTTACAAGCTATCGCGGAAAATGGTGAAGTATTTGAGTTAGCTTTTGAGATCTACGACGATTTTGAACCAACTATACAATTTAAAAACGTAGGGATTAAAAAATTTAGTACATTTTCAGGTTTTTGCCAGAAGCATGATAAAACGATTTTTCAACCTATTGAAGATAAGCCTTTTGAAAATTCTCCTGAGCAAAAAATGATATATGCTTATAGAGCAATAACAAAAGAACTCCATACCAAAAAAGAAAGTAGAAGGCTTAATAGTATTTCTACAAAAGATGATATTCAAAGTAAACAGCTGATACAAGATATAATTGATTTAAAGACATTATCTGATTATACATATTCAAAACTAGAAAATAATCAATTTGATGAGTTGATACATTATTCATATGTCTTAGATAAATTTTATCCAATAGCTTGTAACTCAATTTTTATTCCTTATTTTGATATGAGCGGAAAACAAGTTTTTAGTAAAAGTGAATATGTTAAGATACAAAATTCAAGCTTACCAGTAGAAAAAAGCCCATTCATTATATTAAATATTTTTCCTGAACAAGAGAAAACTTATATACTCATTTCTCATATTAATTCACGATGTAATGATTTTGAATTTTTAAAAGAACTTTTTAATAAGTCAGTAAATGATTTCACACTTTCAATTTCTCAAATTCTATTAACTTATTGTGAAAATGTAGCATTTGGCCCAAAATATATTAAATCAAAATTTACAGTTGAAGAAAGAAGAGCAATAGCAGAATTTTTTGAAAAAACAATGCTAGATAGAATTAACTACCACTTTATGGATATTAATTTATTTAGATAG